TGCGGGTGCGGGTGCGGGTGCGGGCGCTGCTGCCGGGGCCGCCGGGGCCGGAGCACCCATGCCCGGGAATCCCGGAACCCCCGCCGTGGTCGGCTGCGCGGGAGGCATCGCCGTGGTCGGGAATCCCGCGACTCCCGCCGTCGTCGGCTGCGCGATAGGGATCGCCGCCGTGATCCCCGGAACCGGAGCCAGCCCCGTCGCCATCGCCGGAGGGAAGGCCGTGGGGGCCACCGCCGGTGCCAACGTCGGAGCCGGGAGCGCGGCGGGGGCCATTCCCGACATCAGCGGCAGGCCCGGCGCCGGGTACGAGGCCGCCGGAGCCGGTGCCGGAGCCGCAGCCTGTGACGGCGCTGCGGTCTGGTCCGTGACATTGACGACCTTCGTGACCTTCGCCAGAACGTTCTGGGCCAGGTCCACGAACTCGAAGTCCGCGTAGCTGTACATCTTCTTGAAGGCCTTGTTCTCGCGCTCGGCGTGCTTGATCTTGATCACGCACGTGGTGATGTCCACCCCCATCTGCTGGAGCTTGGGCATCAGGCCCTTGGCCCCGAACATGGCGTAGACCGAGGACTCCGGGGTGTTGACCATCACCGGGTTCTCGTGCTCGTACATGACGAGACCGCCCTGGACCGGCACGAACTCCCGGTGCCACTTGATGGTGTAGCGCAGGGAGCAGGCGATGTTGCGGCCACCGTCACCGAGATACTGCGGGCGCGCCGTCTCCGGGTGCTGCTCGTAGTACTTGTTGAAGGCGTCGACGCTGCTGATCCTCGGGCAAGAGGGGCAGGCGATGCCGCTGTAGGCGGACTTGGCGTCGTCCGACCAACACGCCCGCTCGTTGTCCTTGAAGAACACGCGGTTGGCGCGCGCGGCGCAGACCTGGATGTAGAGTTCGGCCCGGGCCTCATTCGTCTTCTTGTTCACGAAGCACTTGCGGTCCGTGTCGATCGCCCAGATTTCTCCGAACGAACCACCACCCAGAACATCCGGTGGAGGAGCCTCGACTGCGCCAGAGGCGTTGGCCTTGTCGAACGGGTTAGCCGTCCTCCCGCCCGTGACCATCGCTCCCGGCGTCCCTGCTGGTACCATGTCGTTCATTTACGATTCCTCCTTGGTTTGATCCTATCCACCGATACTGGGCGGAAAGGCACTCACGCTTCCCTCGCCATCGTCCGGGGCGTTGATCCCCGGGGTCAGGTCCTTGTCCGCGCCTGCGCCGTAGTACCGAGCGCGCCAGGCCTCCGCTCCCTTTTGCAGGGTCCGAAACGTATCCTTGCAGAACTCGTGCACCGTCTTCAGGTCCTCGATCGACCACTTCAGGGCGATCAGGTCGGGGTCGATCGTAAGGGCCCGCTCCAGCGCCGCGTCCGACTTCGGGCGCTTCGCCACTTCCTCGTTCCCGTTCAAGGCCGCCGCCTTCTGGGCCCTGACCCTGTCCATGGCCATGCCGTACTCGTTGAGCTTGAACGCGACGCGGGCGGCCATGACGTTGGTGTAGCTCATCACGACCTGAATCTTGACCATGAAGTGGGCGACGGCCCCGGGCAGGCAGTCGGTGTCGATGACGTTGGCCTGCTCCTCAGCCAGGTCCGTGAAGATGGAAAGGTTCAGGTTCGGCTCCCTGTCCAGTACCGCGAGGTTCGGGTTAAGTTCCGACCAGCTCTGAGGAAAATTGCACTTGTCGCTGAACAGCTTTATCATTTTTGCCTCCCCGTCATGGGATCGCGGGTCACCGCGTTCCTGATCTGGCCCAGAGTCAGGGCCTCGTTCACGCGCTGGATCACCTCTGACCTGACCCGGACCATCATCTGCGCCCGCTCCATCGTCAGGCGCATGTTCCAGTTCAGGAAGAGGTTGTGCTTCTCGCTCTCGTACTTGGGGTCGAGCAACCGCTCCCACTGGGCCTGCGCCGTGAGCTGCGCGTAGGCCAGGGGCATAGGTAGGTAGACGTACTGCCCCTCCTTGACCGGACCGAAGGCCATGGACCCGTACTGGGTCGACGTCGGCCACGTCTCCCCGTAGGTCTCCTCGACGTAACGAACATTCGGCGACTGGCTATGATCCACTGGCTCTCTCCTTACCGTCAGGTCCTTCCAGGCCCGGCGCCGGTGGAAGGGTGATGGGCTGGGCCACGGCCCGGGCCGCGATCTCCGCCCGTTTCCTGGGGTCTGCGGGGAATAGCTTCAGGTACCTGGGCACGAACTCAAAGTCTACGATGCAGTGCGCGGGACCGTAGCGGTTCTTCAGAATCTTCGACCGCCAGACGCCCTCCAGCTCCTTCTTCTTCGCGTCTACCAGACCCTCTTCCAGCTCCGGTCGCCAGGCCCCGATCAGGACGTCGGCGGAGTCCCGGACCGCGCTGCTGTCGCGGGCGTGGGAGTCGTCGATGGCGACGCCTGGCTTACCGGCCTTGGTCGTCTGGTGCAAGCTGACGATCCGGCAGTTGAGGCGCTTGGCCACTTCCTTCTGCTCGCGCGCCAGGTACGACACCTGCTCGTAGATGGAGTTGCCGTCGCCGTGGAGGTAGCCGAGATAATCGATGAAGATCACGGACACGGGCCTGCCGAAGTAGGCGAAGCCCGCGCCCCGGGTGTTCTCCTCGATCATCTTCAGGTTCAGGCCGCCCTGGTCGCAGACCAGGAGGTTCTTGAGCTTGGCGCTCAGGCTCTGGGCCGCCGAGAAAATCTTGCTGTTCTGGGCGTCGTTACCCGCGACCATCCACCTCTCGACCTCACCTCCATCCATCTCCCCGGCCATCTGCATGAAGCGCTCGAAGACCATCAGCGACTTTTGCTCAAGGCTGTAGAAGATCATGGGGACATCCGGCTGCGTCTCCCCGATCGACATCATCAACTGCTCCGCGAACGTGGTCTTCCCGGTCCCGGCGGCGGCGATCAGCTGCCAGACGTCTCCGGGCTTCATGCCCCGCGTGAGCTTGTCGTACGGAGCCCAGCCCGTGTTCACGCGCTGGCTGTCGATCGTGCGCGTGTACTCCTCGTACTTTGTGATCAGGCTACCGATGTTGTCGAAGGAGATGCTGGAGACGGCCTCTCCGCCCTTGCCAGTCATGTAGTGGTCAACGATCGCCTCGTCCTTCGACCACTTCTTGGCGAGGTAGGAAATCAGGTCCTTCTGGCTCAGCGGGTTCTCGGCGATGGCCACCATCGCCTTCGCCCGACGATACTGGAGTTCAACCACGGGCTCACTGGCCAGGACCTGATCGAGCAGGTACCGGTCCATGGGGATCGACTCCCGCACGATCTTCACCAAGGCATCCTTGCCGTGGTTGATCAGAACATCATTCAAATCCTTCGAGCCATCCGGGATCACGACCGCGCGGATGTGGGCCTCAGGCACCGCTGAGTGGATCACGGTGCGGTTCACCAGGAGCTTGTCCTGGGCCGTCCTATCGTTGCAGGCCGCGAACAGGACCACCATCCCAAGACCGCCCAAAGCCCTTATCTCTTCCGCCTGCTCTTTGGTGACCTTCGACGAGCAATACGCCACTCCGGTCTTGATCCCTGCTTCCCAGAGCGCAGCACAACACATGTAGCTCTCGCAGAGGATAAGATGCTGGTCCTGGGACAGGAACCTCCGGGCCCGGTCAAAGTTATAGAGGATGCTCTTCTTGTCGTAGATTTCATCGGCGGCGTCATTCTTCCACTTCGGTCCGCCCTTGACAGCGTAGTCGAGATCGCGCCTGGCAAAAGCAACGATGCGCCCAAACTTGTCATTGATAGGTACGACGATCGAGTTCTCGCGAGTGGCGAAGGTGATGCCGAGGTCCTGGATAGTCTGGTCCGAGAGCTTACGCTCCTCGCGCAGGTATCGGACCAGCTCGGGTCGCGCGCTGCCGATTGTGGGAAGCGCCGACAGCATATCGGACTTCTCCTTCCTCCTCTTCTCAGACTTCTCATACCGATCACTCTCTTCCTGGCTGACCACGATGTTGTATTCTATGCACAGGGAACGGGCGGAATCGACGATGCTGAGATTCTGCCTCCGCGCCTCAAAATCAATTACTGACCCTCCAGAATTGCATTTTCCATAACACCAAAAATGATCTTTATATACGTAAAAACTTGGCGTGCGCTCCTCGTGGAATGGGCAGCAAGCCTTCATCGGCATCGTAGTACCGTGAAGTTCGACGTGCTTACCTATATGACGAATTATATCGACGGAATCGCGAACGCGATTAAACATAGAACTCCAGAGCACGTTCTATGGACCAACGCTTGGAATTGATCCTGTAGGATATTGTGTGGAGAGGAATCTTCTGTCTCCTAGACCACTCAGACATGGTCAGAGTGATACCACCGCACTCTATGAGCCGATTGCGCCTAGTGTTGTTGGCGGACTCCGTGGGTGTGGACCACTTGCAATTTGATGGGGAATAACCAAGATCGTTGTTTTTCCTGTCTAAGTACATCCCCTTCGGCCTGGCGCCCATGTCATGGAGGAAATTGGAGAACGATCTCTTCCACCTATCGCAAACCGTTATACCCCGACCACCATAATCTCTGAACTGCTTGTGGGTCTTCACAGTACAACGATAGACCATCTGCTGCCAGGTTTTATACTCCGACGTCACCGCGCCATTGAATGCGCACCCGTGAGTGACATTGGACGCCAACAAGCGCTCCCGGCGCAGGCATCCGCACGACGAAGTCCTACCAGAATCCAGGGCATATGCACTCGTGAATGTTTTTCCTCCGCAGCTGCAAGCGCATTCCCATAGGATGTGAATTGCACCGTTTGTCCGACGAACCCGAGTCATTCCGACCACCAATAGCCGCCCGAATTTCTTGTTGATTAAATTTCTAAACCCATCATCCCGAACCGTGCGGAAACGACAGCCGCATGAACTAACGTGCCCCGAGGTCAACCGCCATGCCTCGACCTTAATTGATTTACCGCACTCGCACGAGCACTTCAGCGTGGCGTGGGGTTTCATGGAAAAACCAACTACCAGCAAGCGCCCAAATTTCTTGCCGGAGTAAGAACGATACCTCTCCTCCAAATCTCTAATCATCAGAATTCCCCAGCGATCCCCTTCTCCTCATGAGCAGAGAACTCTGCGATCTTGGCAGCCTTGGGCACCTTACCCTTCCCATTGCAGTGCGGGCACCTGACCATCTCCGTCACGTTCCGCGTCGGGGGCCTGCCCGTGAAGCTCCAGACCAGGCAGACCTTCCCGCTCACCGAGCACTTGCGCTTGGACACGGCCTCGACCACGTCCAGGTTCTTCAGCTCGGTGAGCCTCGGCCTGACGCAGTCCCGCTGCGTCACGTTCAGCCTAGCCGTGACCTCGTTAGCGGTCATGGGCCCGTAGCTGTCGATGGCGACGACCACCAGCTTCTGGAGGTCTGAGACCAGGCCGTTGCCAACGATCTGCTGGTATACCTCCCGCGAGATCGCGGCGCCGCTGACCGGGACCTGCGGCAGGTCCATCTGCGCGCTATCCATTGATCGCCTCCTCACCCACGGTCGGTGGCAGATGGGTGGTGGACGCTGACGCGGGTCCCGAGGTCTGGGGCTGCGGGGCGCCGGTCGCGGTCTGGCCCAGGACCGCCCGCGAGCCCACGGCGAGGTTGGGCCTGATCAGGTCAGAGATCGAGATCACTCCCCCCGAGGCCTTGGCCACGGCATCGAAGAACAGTCCGAAGGCGACGCGCCCGCAGTTGTCCTTGAGCCACGGGAGCTTGGACCGGCGTGAGACGCACGTGCCCCAGGCCCCGTACTCGTCGACCAAGCTCTTTATTGACTGGATGCTGACCTTGCTGCGGCTGCCACGGAACCGAAGCTCGATCACGCGCTTGAACTCCTCCCACGCGCAATCGGCGAAGGCGGCGGCCTGGACTTCGGCGGCCTTGTTTGGGGTCATAACCTTCCCCTTGGTGGATGCCAGTATTTTTTCCACGGCTTCTTTCGCTTTCATTTCCTCTCCCATGCGTCGAGTGCGGCTACGTGCGCCAGGCCCCAGTGCATCAGCGCGATCTCGAAGGTCACGATCGGGCCCCTGCCTTCGAGTACGGCCTTCCACGTCGAGTCTAGGTCAGCCTTCGTCACTGCCATGGCCACGGCCAGGTCCGGGCGCTGCTGGTCGAGCCAGGGACCCGTACCCTCCCTCCAGCGGTGGGCGAACGTGCCCTTCACCGACGAGAACTTTTGGGACAGGTCCTGGGCCGTCACGGCTTCCTCCTGGGCTTCTGGTGCCGGGAGCAAAGGAACTTCCCCCCGACCTTCCTCAAGCCGTGGGTGATCATGCAGCCGTGGGCTCTGGCGTACGTCGTGTCCTTGACCCAGGCCTCGCAGTACTCTCCGCGACGGGCGCGTCGGATTCCAGGAGTCACGGGGTAAGTGATCGGGGTCACTGGGACCTCCTCTTGCCCCGGTTCTCCCGGGGGTTGTCGATAGTTACGATGTCTCCGTTGCCTTCGAGCCGGGACATGATCGGGTGGCCGTAGTTGTCGCCCAGGGCCTTGGCCACGCGCTCGACCGTGGGCTCGTTGTCGGTGACGATTACGGGCTTGCGGTTGTTCGTCCTATTATTGACCACCTCAAAGATGTGGCTCAACTTCTTATCGTCCCCACCCCGGAACCGCGTGAGGTCGTCGATGACGAGGAGGTCGGTGGTCTCAAGCCTCTTCTCGTAGTCGGCGAGGGACCTGCGGCTGGCCTTGCAGCCCGGGTCGGTGTTCTGCTCGTCTTGGGCCTGCCCGCGAGGGAGGACCGGGTACCTCAGGTAGTGCTCAGAAATCTTTCCGAACCACTCCACGGGCTGGACGAAGCAGCAGACGTCCTGGTGGCACACGGATTCGGTCCAGTAGTCCTCGATAAGCTGCTGCATGATCGCGCACGCGAGGTGGGTCTTGCCCGCGCCGCTGTCGACGCCGAGCAGGATCAGGCACCGGCCACCGTTGCGGGCCCTGGTCCAGCCCCCGGCGTCCGGGGCCCCCTGCCAGTTGGTAGCGTACTTGTACGCGAAGTCCACGACGTTCTGGTAGTTGGGGTAGCGCTCGCGGACCGTGACGCTGCCGTTGTCGAAGCGCTTGCCCTGGTACTTGGGGGGGATGCGAGCTTCCGAGGACACGGCCAGGGCCTTGATCATGTCGGGCCAGCACGCGCAGTGGATAACGCCCTTGCCATCGGGACCCATGACCCAGGCCGATCCTTCGCACATGCCGTGGGGGCAGTGCCACTTCCCGGCTAGGTCAAAGCTCACTTGCGGTCCTCCCTGACCGGCGGCACGAAAACCTTGCCCGCCATAGCCTCTGGCGCCGGGTCAGGAGATGGGGCGGGCGCGGGCTTTACTGGCGACACGAAGACCTTGCCCGCCGTAGCCTCTGGCGCCGGGGCCGCAGAGGGGGCGGGAGCGGGCTTCTCCGGAGCGGAAGAATCCTGGGACGGAACGGCACGGCCTGGAGCTGGGTCTGCCCTCTTATAGTCCCTAGCCTTCTCCTTGACGTCGCTGATCCCGGACCCGACCTTTACCCGATCCCTAGACTTCTTGGCTTTCAGGTGTAGGAACTTGTTCTTCTCGATCGCACGCAGTACGTGTGCAAACCCGTTCTTGACCACGTAGTAGCCGGGAGGCTCCGGCCACTTGGAGGAGTAGCTGATGCCCCTGAGCACCAGATCGTGGCTGGTGAGGGTCAAGGCATTCTCCAAGAACTTCACGTCATCACGGCAGAAGGGGACACCAGTGAGCCTCTCGTACGTCTCGATGCAGGATACCTCCTTTGTCGTCCGCTCCTCCCGCTGCTCATCGGTCAACCTCGGCCCCCGCTGCCGGTAGAGACCGGACAGCTGCTCCTGGTTCAGTTGCCGTTTCGACTTTGCGCGAATGTAATCACTGCTGGCGCTTGGCATAGCGCCGGGAGCGGGCGCCGTTCGGCCCGCGACCGGCGCGCCAGCGCCACCGGCCAGAGCCCACGTTGAGGGCTCTGCCTGCAAACTACATTTAATAGTTAAACCGGTTAATTGGTTGACATCACAATCAGATTTGATAGATATATCATTTAATTGGTTGACATCACAATCAGATTTGATAGATATATCATTTAATTGATTGGTATCATTGTCTGTTGGCACCCAGAGCCCACGCTGAGGGCTCTGTGAAAAGTCGGCACCGGCTTCCTGTCCCTCACTTGGGACCTGCCCACGGCTTGGGCTCTGTGGAAAGTTTATGTCGTCAGAGGCCAGCTCCCAGGACGGAACTACCCCCAAGTCCCCTGGCGCCGGTATCGGGAAATCCTTGGCCACGACTACGCTTATCCCGTTCTCTGACCACTCCGAACGCCAGTTCACGGAGTCCTCAATCCTGGCCTTCGCCACCGACTCTGGGGTCACTGGCTCCGAACTGTGGTAACCGACCGCTGGGTCGACGCCGCAGTTCATGTTGGCAAAGTCTTCAAGCCCAGGAACTCCGCAAATTGTTCTTATGATATCAGCATTTCCTGGCAGTATGCTTAAAACTTTACACAGAGCCCACGAGTTGGGCTCTGTGGAATCTTCGGTTACGTAGATTGGGGCCTCGGATACCAGGTTGCAGGGACTGTTCTGGGCCACTGGAGCGGTAAGGCGCCGGATTAACTGCGTGTTTATGCTCTTGGCCTGGGGCTCGATCTCCAGCTCCACGGTCTTCGGCGTGATATTGGTCACGAACGACCGTAGCCACGAGGCCTCTGGCTCGATCAGGTGGATTCCGGTGGTCCTCTGGTAGGGGTAGATGCGGATCAGCGGCGGCCTGGTCCAGGAGTGTCCTGGACGGTACAGGATTAGGTCGGCGCGGCTCATGGCCTTGAGGTAGGTGTCGATGGAGTTGCGTCCCAGGCCCCCGGAGATCGCGGACAGCGCCCGCCAGTCCACCGCGACCTCCCCATACCAGACTCCTTTATAGGCGTGGTAGTCGGCGACGGAGATCAGGTCCCGTAGGAAGCCTACGAACCTTTGCAGCTTAGGTTCGAGCAGGAGCGTGGTCGTGGGAGCAATCCAGGGCCTCTGGACCAACACCGTCTTCTCTCCCCTGTAGAGGGCCAGGACCGTGCGGTCCTTGCCGTCTACGCACCTGGCTGAGCAAGCCCAGATCGCGGTCTTCGGTACCATTCTCCACAGCGGCAGGAAACAAAAAGACCGCCCGTGCCAGGCGGTCTCGTGATCAGTTCAGACGCTTCGTCGAAGCTCCAGTCTGCACGCTCATCACGTTTCCCTGCTGCTCTCCCTGTTTGAAAATTGTGCTGCCCGAAGATTCTAGCACCGGGGCCGGGGATTGTCAAGCGCCGTCTGAGAATTCGAGCATCGCGATTCTGGTGCGCTCTGTACTACTACGGACTCCTCGTCGGTAATCGTACTCTGATCCTGGCAGGAAGTGCTCCCCGCGATTTGGACATCCCAGGGTGGAACTATTTAGACCTATACTGGCATAGGCCCAAAGTCCTATGCCTGTTTTCGGGTCTTGACAGGATGTGTTCAACGTGGTACAATAGTATTATGAACGAAAATCTTAAAGGGAAGAGGAAAATGATAGTCGCTCATGATCCGTGGATGGCTGAGAAGCTCGGGAGTGACCAGCATCTGCTGAGCAAATCTGGCTGCGTCATAGCCCACGCCAGCAAGTTATTGGCCTACACCGAGAAGGTCAAGGCCGCAAACTTCAAACTTATGGCCGCGAGCCCCAAGCTCCTGCGCGCCTGCCAGAAGGCCCTCGATGAATTCCGCGATCCCAACCGGGGGGGGCCAGCGGATCGGAGGCCACTCAGCAGGTACTCCGCGAGGCCATACATGACGCCGGGTTCCGGCCAGAGGACCCACTCTAATGGCTACCAACAATTCGGCCAAGGCCCAGGAGGTCAAGTGACATGAGATGCTCCCGCTCGCAACGCGACCACATCCTCATCCCACTTGGCTTAGCCGCTATGTCCAAGGGTACCACACTCAAACAAGTGCAGGCAGCATTCTTCGCTTTGCGCCATGTTCGTATTTCCGAGCTTAGCATCCGGTGGCTATCCGCCATCGCCAAGGCCAAGGCCAATGGGAAATAAAATGAAAAACACAGAAACCGAAATTGACATCTGCCACAAGGCCGCCTTGGTCAGTGCCGCCTACGACCGCGCCTTAGCTGACTACGACCGCGCCTTAGCTGACTACGACCGCGCCTGGGCCGCCTATAACCGCGCCGGGTCCGCCTATAAACGCGCCGGGTCCGCCTACGACCGCGCCTTAGCTGACTACGACCGCGCCTTGTCCGCCTGCCCTGACCGAGCCGCCATCTCCAAGGCCACCGCCCAGGAGCCCTGATCATGGCCAAATACAGGATCGCCTACGGACTCTGGGTCGTGCTCACTGATAGCCGCTGCGGCTTCCTACAGCGCCAGACCCAGCGCCCGGGCCTGGACACCCGCAACCCCCATTGGCTCGACCTCGTCAAGACCAGGGCCGAGGTCGGGACCACGCTGAAGCCGAAGCTGAGGGGCCTGAAGGGAATCTACGTGGCCCGTCCCCGGCAGCTCCGCGTCCCCCTCGACTTCTCGACCTGGTCCACTAAATATGATGATGGAGTCAGTCTCCCGATCGTTACTCAGTTCATGCCCGCCCCGATCAAGGGCAAGAAGGTCAGCACCTGCCCGCGCTGCCGGGAGGAGTACCAGTACGGCGCCACCGAGTGCGTGCTCTGCGGCCAGAGCCTATCCCGCGTCCTCTACGTGGGCAAGGTCTGCAACGGTTGCGGGGACGAGAACCGGTATCCACCCCGGACCCGGCGCTGCGAAATCTGCGGTGGTCGCCTGGAGGCCAAGTGAAGATTCCGATAAAGAGCATCCCCAGAACCTGGCCGGTGCAGCCGCTGAAGCTCGGGCAGCAGGCCGATGACCCCGTCACCTGCGGCCACTGCGGATTGACTTGGGATGACGGAAAGATAACGAGCATGACCCCGGCCCCGGCTGCCCGCTGCCCGTTCGAGTCCTTCCATAAGTACTCGAAGAGGGAGATGGGGTCATGATCTTCAAGGAACTCGGGGCCCAGTCCTTCACCTACAGGGGCGTGGAGATCACGATCGGCCACGAGGGTCCGGACTCGGCCAAGACCGCCGAGTTCATCCAGTGCGAGCTGATGCCGCTGGTCCTGGCGGCCCCGGAGATGGCGGGGCTGCTCCAGAGGATCATCGCCGGTGACTTCGTCAATTTCCCGACGATGTTCGACGACGTCTCCGAGGAGACGCGCCCGTTCGCGGCGGCGCTGAGGTTGATCCGGGACGAGGCTAGGAGGTTGGCGCCGGTGAAGAAGGTCCGACGCTGATCGTATGATGGTGTTGACAAATCCGGAATCTCATGGTAGAGTATCCGGGTCGCAGGGAGACAACGTGGATAGAACGGGACTGACCGACGCGCAGGTGCTCACCGCGCTCTACAATGCCAGCCGGGTCCAGGGCCTGGGCGTGCTCCAGGCGAGACCGGAGCCGATGACGGTCGAGGCCGCCGAGAAGCTGATCAAGGGGACCAGGCACGAGATCGGGCAGCCAGCAACCGGCGCCTACTTCGACTACCTCTACGGTCGGGTGATAAAGACCGACGTCTCCGAGAACCCGCTGGACCTCTGGGGCTACGACCGGGACATGGGCCCGGGTGCCGGGGCCCGCGCGATCGAGGCGATGATGGACGGACTCAAGAGGCCCCGGTGATCAAGCTCTGGGTCGACGACATCCGCCCCGCCCCCGAAGGATGGCACTGGGCCAAGACCGTGACCGAGGCGATCCGCGTGCTCGCCACCCAGAAGGTATCCGAGGTCTCGTTCGACCACGACATCAGCCACGACGTCCAGATCAACGGGGTCCACCGACCGTACCCGTGTGGGGAGACATTCGAGCCCGTGGCCTTCTACTTATTGTGCATGGCCATGGTCTGGGACCGCGACGGCGGGTCGACCTTGGACGCCGATTATCTCCCGAGCAGGGTCAACATACATTCGGCCAACGTCGGTCAGGCCGAGAACATGAGGGAGATGCTGTGCGGGTTCTACCCCGTTACGGTAACGTTGGGGAAACCGTGCAACCGATTTGAGGGTAAATAGTTAATCGACGTGAGGAGGTACAGTGAGTATGGACAAGAAGAAGATCGAGACGTTCAATGAGCCAGGAGATGGGCCGGGCGATGGGACTCCGATGGTCCCCTCCGGGGACAAGACGATCCTTACCGTGAAGGCCCCGAACTTCCGGGTCGCCGAGTTCAAGATCGTGAACGAACCTGGGGTCCCGTTGGTTATCCATAAGTTCTCTGAGAAGGCTAAGAAACAGATGATGGCCAACCAGAAAGAGGGCGCAGCGGCCAAGGGCAAGAAGAACCGGGAGCCCCGGGATTTTGATCGGGACTTCAACGGCGCTCGGCACATCTCAACCCAGGGCTGGGACGGCATTTCCGCAGGAGCCTTCAGGGCGGGGATGATCTCGGCCTGCAAGACCTGCGGCGTGGTCATGACCAAAGCTAAGTTGGCGATCAGCATCCTCGCCGATGGCAGGGACAAAGAGGACGGGACTCCGCTGGTCCGTATCTATGGCAAGCCCGTCAAAGATGTACGACCGGCGCGCAATGATAATGGGTCCTGTGACCTGCGCGCGAGGCCCATGTACAATGATTGGCACGCGGTCCTCCGCGTTCGCTACGACGCGGACATGATGTCCCTGGAGACCGTGACCAACCTTCTATACCGAACCGGGTTGCAAGTAGGGACCGGGGAGGGGCGCCCCGATTCAAAGAAGAGCGCCGGGTGCGGCTGGGGGACCTGGACCCCCGAGGGCAAGCCCAAGGAGCGGAAGGCTCTGATCGCATAAGGAATCATCATGCACAATAAGAAGATCACACACAGGTTGTCGTCTAAGAAGCGCAGCCTTGATCAGAAAAGGGAGAAACTGGTCAAGCACGAACTCGATCGGGTACAAAGAGATCATGGGGGAATTCTCTACCCAAAGGACGTTGTTGAAGCGGCGAGGCCAAAAAAATCACCGTTGCATGATGAGTTCGAGTGGGACAACACGGTTGCTGCCGAGCGATGGAGAATGGAGCAAGCGCGCCACCTGATCCGCGTCTTCGTCAACGTCATCGAGGAGGGGCACTCCGAGACCCGGGTCTACGTCGCCCTGAGTTCGGATCGTTCCGGTGGCGGTGGATATCGGGCGACCGTAAACGTCCTATCGAACAAGGGGCTTCGCGAAGTCATGCTCAGCGACGCCCTGGAGGATATGCGTAGCTTCAAGGCTAAGTACCTGGCCATCAAGGAATTGGCTGCCGTCTTCGCGGAGATGGATAAGGCCGAGGCCTTGATCGAAAAGAGTGTGGCTGGATCAGGGAAGTAACCCAGTACCGTATATCATGGCAGGCGAGGCGGGGCTTGGCCTGGATTGTTATGGTGCGTCACGGTTCGGTAAGGTAGGTCTAGGCAGGCGTGGCTCGGCGTGGCTCGGCGTGTCCAGGAAAGGCGTAACGTGGTCCGGCGGGGTCCGGCATGGCAGGCGGGGTGGGGTCTGGATTGGTCTGGCTGGGTTGGGACTGGTCGGGTCCGGTAGGGCGAGGTTGGGCAGGCTAGGTATGTCGAGGTCGGGACTGGCGAGGCGAGGCCCGGCTTGTTCTGGTTCGGCAGGCACGGCATGTTGTGGTTGGGTCCGGAGAGGTGGGGCGCAGTGTGGCATGGCAGGCTTGGCCCGGCTTGTTCTGGTTCGGCGGCGCGGGGCGGGATGTGGCCCAGCGGGGCGGGATACGGCAGGCTAGGCGCGTTAAGGAAAGGTGCGGTGAGGCGGGAACAGGGTTAGGTTAGGCTCGGTAATGGCTGGCGCGGTGCGATTGTTACCACCGCGCCAGCCTGAGCAAGAAAGTGATCTGATGAATAATATAAAGTCGAGTAACTATCCCATCAAGACACGTAGCCTTGACAAGAAAGCATCCTCCTGTTATACTAATCATGCTACCGGATGAAGTGAGCATTTTCATTCTTAGGTCCTCGTGCGGAAACGCTCACGGTGCTTCCGGTAGCCACGAGGGCCTTCTTTTTATGTTGAAGACTTATTCGTTCAGGCTCTACCCGAACCACGCGCAGACTAAGAATCTGGCGCAGCACTTCGGCGCGGCCCGCTGGATTTACAACCAATCCCTTGAGCGAAAGATCAAAGTCTACCAGGAGACGAAGAAGAGCCTGTCCTGGGTCGACCTCGCCAAGGAGATCACAGGTCTCAAGAAGGCCGCTGGTACGATGTGGCTCCAGGATGTTGCTCTCGCCCCGCTCCAGTCCTCTGTTCGGCACCTCGACTCCTCCTTCAAGAGATTTTTCCAGGAGAAGAGAGGCTTCCCGGCGTTCAAGCGGAGGCGCGGCAGGCAGTCGTTCCAGTATCCCACCGGAGTCAAGGTGGATTTCCCGAAACACCTGCTCTACCTCCCCCGCATCGGATGGATTCGTTTTAGAGACCCAAGAGTGTTCTATGGCAAGATCGGCACCGTTACCGTCGTCAAGTCGTCTACCGGGAAGCACTACGCCCAGGTCCTGGTCGAGTTGCCTGGGGAAGTCATTGAGAAGAAGCCGCTGGAGCAGTCCAGGGCCGTTGGCGTCGACGTTGGACTGACAACTTTCGCGACCTTCTCCGACGGGCGCAAGATAGCGAACCCGCGCTTCTTGAAGACCGCCCTGACGAAACTGCGCCGCGCGAACCGGCGTCTGAGCCGCAAGCAGAAGGGCTCCAATAACAGGAGCAAGTCGCGGTTGAAACTCGCGCATGTTCACGAGAAGATCGCGAACCGCAGAAAAGACTTCTTGCACAAGTTGACGAGCCAGATGACGAACGAGAACCAAGTCGACACCTGGGTAGTCGAGACGTTGAACGTGAAGGGCATGGGGAAGATGCGCAGCCTGTCTCGCGCCATCCACGATGCGGCCTGGTCGGAGTTTGTGCGCCAGCTCGCATACAAGAGCGAGTGGCGCGGTAAGAACCTGGTGAAGATCGGTCGCTTCATGCCGTCGTCTAAGATGTGTTCCTGCGGAGCGATCAATGATAGTCTGCGCCTCGCCGACAGGACGTGGACGTGCGCCATGTGCGGCGCCACCCACGATAGAGACGTGCTGGCCGCGCAGAACATTCTGCGGTTCGGCTTTGATACCGAGGGTAACCCGGGAATTAACGCTTCTGGACAGGCGGTGCCTTAATGCCCCTGGTTGAAGGAAGAAATCCATACGTGTTCTCATGGGATAGTTACCTTTCAGATCGGAGACCATCCTGATGGCCACGTGGCAAGAGCAGCAAAAGGCGTCGTCATTGGCCGCCGACCTCAACGAGCTGCTGAAGGTCTTGACCCCCGACCAGCGCCTCGTGGTCTTCAGCGACGTCGGCGAGGGCTACTGCTCGGTCTGCGGCTACGAGAGGCCGGGAGCGGCGCCCTGCCAGTGCCACAACGACGAATGAGCTACGTCGCCTACCCCGACGGCACCCCGGTCTTCGGCGGATCGTCACCGCTCAACACCAAGGCCGCCGAGCGCCAGGCCAGCCGATCTCTGGGCGCGGACTGGCGCGAGCGCGGATACAAGGTTTGCTACGGAGAGCCCCCGAGACCGGAGCCGGTCGAGCCCGATCCATGCCCCAGGATCAGGCTCCGCGTCTTCGGGACACCGATCGCGCTTTTTACAGACTGGCACAAAAGTGGGTCTTGACAAAAGTGCGTTTGTATGTTAGTATATAGTATGGAACAGAAACCGAAGAGCGACAAGGAACTCGCCAAGGGCATGAGGTCTGTTGCCGACGATGCCTGGAGCAGATGGGAGAAGGACCCCACGATCCAGCGCGCCAGAGCCGCCAGGTTCTTCTCGATCCTGGCCGCGAACACCGAGGCCGTGGCTTCGTCAAGCAAGAGATAGTAGGAGGAGAAATATGGGAGTGCTCAGAGACGCATCGAACGTGTTCCTGATCCTGGCCGAAGTAGCCCAGGAACACGGCCACGTGAAGTCTGAAAAAATTTTTACCAGCCTTTCCTACAGAGCCGATCGGATGCTGAAATTTGGGGAGCGCGTTCGCTTAGACCAGGGCATCATCGGGAAGATCAGCGATGTCTCGGATGCCAATATGCGCTTGTATATAGGCGACCTGGACATGGACCAGCTAGTCAAGGTCATGGAGAGTGCTGACGCCGCCCTCAATTCAGGGAAGAAGATATTTGATTGGGATCGGGACGCCAACAGGTACCAGGCTCAGCGCGTCATGGGCTTTGTGAACGAAGCCATGGATCGCCTCAGGAAAAAACCGATATGAAAAACAATAAGCCAGGACCACTTGCCCAGCCCAAGAGCACGTACTTTCACCTCAACATCACGCTACCGAACGAACTCGACGTCGCCATCGCTGACGTCGGGAACCGGGCCAGAGCCAGCGGCGGGCGCAAGATCAGGAAGACCGAGGTCCTCCGGGCATTGGTCAGGTTCATGATCGAACTCGACGTCGACGTCTCCGGGGTCAAGAGCGAGGACGATTTCTTCAGCAGGCTCAGGGATGCCTTCCTGAGTAAGTGACCGTATGACCAAGATCGAGATCAATAAGTCCCAGCAGGGCAAGAACCGTTTCGTCCTCCTAATGGGGAAGAAGCCCCGTCGTTTCCACATCAGCCGCCAGGAATTATTTCAACTGATGGACACCGGAATCGCGGCCCTGTCCGTTTCAGTTCAAGGAGATCGCCATCATGGCTGAGAGAATCGTAGACAAGTATTGGATCGACCCGAGCGGTGCTCTCCATCACGTCACTGACGAGCACCAACTCTACGCCTGGACCTTCCTAGGGCCCAAGGTCACGAAGAAGTTCACCAAGGGCAAGTGGCAGGCCGACGATGAATTCCTAAAGCGCGGCTGGATCAGGGTCCAGATTTACTCGGAAGATGGCCTGGCCCTCCAGGGGCAGCGCGAGTACCTGAACCGCAACGGTCAGTTCATCCTGGAGGCCATTCCCAGCCCCCGCCGTGTCTACATCAACGTCTGGCCCACCGGCGAGTACAAGTACTACGGGGCCGAGGAACTGGACAAGATCGGCTGGGACGCACTCGCGAAGAAGAGCAAGGGCAAGACCCTATTTGCGGCGCTGCTGCGCGAGATCGCTACCGACGTAAAGCCCGGGGACAAGCTGACGTTGCAGGAGCAGTGGGCGAAGAGGGCGCGGCCATGAAAGAGCACGAGTGGGACTACGAGGCCCTGGAAAGGGAAGCGATCAAGACCTTGGGTGAGTTGCGGGTCGCCTCTTTGCTAAAGCGTGGCTACGGTAACACCGTGGCCGGGGTAATCGCCGAGTTTGACCGCGTAGCGAACGACGCGGAAAAAGCCCAGAAGTTCGTCAATGATATGGTAGGGCAGTGGGTGGCGGTACGAGGTCCCAACGGTGAATACTTTGCCGTGGAGATGGACGAGTGGGACCAAGTCGTTGAGCACATCCACTCCGTGTACCCCAACACCAAGTTCCCGAGCTTCCTCAGCACTCAGGCTCACAAATCAGGCTTGTCCGGCGTGGACCCGAAGGGAGTGAAGTACGACCAGAGGAAACCACGATGAGGTACGGCATAGGTTGGTGGCGAGCACGATTCTTCTGGAAGCTCCACATCTTTATGGGGCACCTGATGGAGCCCTGCTGGCCGATGCGCGCCGCAGACTGGATTGACACTCACGTCCTTCACCGCTGGTTCCTGCTGAAGTTCTACGACACCTGGACGTTGCGTTTGCGCATCATTTCATACGGATGGTGGCGGGACGCCGTGTATGGGCCACGGCCCCAAGGAGTGCGGCCATGATCTCCAAGGTCGAGAAGGTGTTGCGGAGCGACAAGTACAATCTGGCCGAAAGGCGCCTGGAGTCCGACCAGAGGAAGAACCGGAAGGTCGTGGCCATGACTCAGGCAAGGATCGACGGCTGGCACGTCGGTCCTTCCTGGGGGCGCCTCTGGTTCACGGGACCGACGTCGACCGTGTTCGTCCGACTCCAGGACTTCCTCTTCGTCTCCTACGATCTGAGCCGCCTCCGCTTCGAGCCCTTCGCGATCAGCCCCAAGGGCGTGGTTCGGCACCTGGACCCGATGGCCCCGAGCCGCCCGGGCTACATCTGCGTCAGATCGCGGTCGTGCCCAGTCACCGGCTGCGTCGTCTATGCCATGCGCGTCGTCCACGACGACCGGCCCGAGGAGTACTGGCAGTTCGTGCTCGACCCGCTTGAGGGATGACATGGACAAGAACAAGAGACTTCTCCGGCTAAGGGATCGTTGCATTGAGCTTCTTCCAGCCGTAAGATTTTCCCAAGACTTCTTATCCTTGGTTGGCACCGTGCCCTGCGCCACAAAATCGGTTCTGTACAAGAAGGAGAGCGATGGGTTCTATGTGACCAAGCACAGAACTTGTTCCTGGTACGGATACAGGATGGACCGAGGTCTAGGAGCGCTGCTCTATGGCTTCTTTGATACGACCAAAGTGGAAGGCAGGGCACATAATGACGTCAGAAACCGACTGATCTTCATCATACTCCTGTGGGATTGGCTCAGGGGTAATCCCTGGCTAAAAACCTTTTCAGACAACCAGACTTTGGCTATCCAGTGCGAGAACGATCTGGCTTATTGGGAGCAGTGGAAGAGAGTCGTGGAGATCATGCACGAGGAGTTCCCGGACTTGTGGAAGTCTTACGCGTGCAGGGCCGGGAAGGTGAACTTTTTTTTCATTAAGAGGAGAGATCATGGACAAACGAGCGCAGCTTGAGCTTCACCTGTGGGATGCAGCGGTCAACCCAGACTCTGCGGCGGCAGCAGACTTCTTTGCCCGGGAGTCGAAGAGCGTAGATAGGATCAAGGAAGTCCGTGACCTGGCTCGGACAATGCGCGATCAGGGCGTCCTGGGAAAGAAGATGACCCAGGCGCAGTATCTGACATTTATCCGGTACCTGAAGGCCTCGGCGGTAAAGAATGAGGTGGTCGGGACCAGTTGCGATATTGAACAGCTTGCCTCAAACAAGTTGTTGCACCGTGTCCTGATCTCCGCCGGGCTCAGCCGGGTCTACGAGCATCTATCCGAGGGCCCGTTCGCGATCATGTCCTCGTGGAAGTCGTGGTTCTCGGACGAGGAGAACTCGAAACGGGATAACCGCCTGCGCGTGCGCCTCCATAATCTAGGGCTCGGGTTCCTCCCGGCCAAGGGCGTGTGGAAGAACCTGGAGGGCGAACTCGATAGTGAGGCCAGCCTCTTCATCGTTGGCATCGACCGTCAGACGGCCTTGGGCCTGGCCAAACACTTCCAGCAGGCAGAGTTGATATGGGGTGACTCTGGCAGGTACGACTTGCTAGATGCCAATACCGGGATATCAAAGAAGGGCGGCCCCGTGTCCGACGATTTCCACCACCTAGACCCCGGAGAGGTACCCCCATCGGGAAAGACCGAGGTCAAGAAGAAGCCGTTCACGCTCAGCGGCAGGCCATTTGACGGCGTGATCAACGCCGAGGAGTGTTACGGGGGTTGGGCCGTGGGGAACCGACAGCGGTGGTGGCCGGGGATGTCCAAGACCGCGAAGTGGGATCGCGGTGGCCGCCCCTACTTCTTTTGGAACAAGCTGGATCATAAGTCCACGTGGCCCCGCTTTGGATTCGATCTGGAGACCAAGTCAGAAATGACGATCGATGAATCCAAGCACTACCTCGACTTGGGAGTTTTCCTGCCGCTCGGCCCCCTGTGCATGGGGGAAATCTGGGGCAAGTGAGGTTCATATGAAGATCACGATCGCCTTGGTCGTCTTGCTCAGCGCCTGCGCCTCGATACCCCGGGCCACTGTTCAGGGGCGCCTCGCCGAGGCCTGGACCCAGATCAGCAGCAGTGAGTTCGTGAGAGTGCGCGGGATCGGGGTTGCGAACACCAAGGTCCGGGGCCTCACTCGGCGCCGGGGCCTCAGTCGAGACGCGGCCTTGGTTGCCGCCCGCTACAACCTCTTGGCCCTGATCAAGGGCGTGCGCCTCAGCGGCGGGATCACCGTCAGCCAGCTGATCGAGCGCGATAGTCTCATCGCCGAGGTCGCGAACGAGGTCGTGTCCGGCGGCGAAGAGGTCCTGACGGAGTGGACTAAGGATGGCGGCTGCGTCGTGACCCTGGAACTCAAGCGCTCCACGGTAGAGCAACTTATCCAGAAGGAGTCGCAGAGGGAGCGGGACCTGGCGCTCCGCGTCGCCCAGGACATGGAGGAGATACAGAGTCTGGCGCAGGCCCTGGCCGAGGCCATCAAGAACCCGATAAATAAGATGGACGGCTGCGACATCGAGGCGATCCAGGAGAAGGCCTTGAGGTTGCAGAACCTCCAGGATGGTCATGTCGACATGCAGTTTTTCTCGTTCCAACAACCCCGGGTGGTCTACGACCTGGCGACGGAGATCGAACGGGCCAGGGAACTGGACGTGAAGGAGATGGCGGCGGAGATGCGCGTGGGCGGCTGCGACTTCCCGACCCAGAGGTCGTGGGATGATCTTGAGCGGAGGCTGAGGGCAGACGGCTACTACAGCGCCGAGTCGATCGCGGCGAGGGGAGGGAGACCTTGAGCGTGATTAGGACGGGAATCATCGAGCTTACGACTGGGGCCTATGGCTCCGAGAAGTTCAAGAAGTTTTTTGATACAAAACCGGAGGCCAAGTGAGGTCCGGGGTGAAGAGCATCATCGAGGGCATCAACTTCCTGGAGGCCCTGAGCGCCCAGCTCAACAACGACGTCCCGGAGCGCCAGAAGCTGGAGGTCTACGGCGTCATGTGCCCGCGCTGGGCCGCCGCCCCAGGGACCACGGACGCCGACGCCGACGAACTCAGGATCAGCGTGGTCCGGCGCCGGTCCATGCAGTGCGCGCCAGTCCTCTATGCCCTGGCGACGCTGCGCAAGCTCAGAGAAGAGCACGAGATGTCGGTGTCGATCCCGGCGTCGGAGTTGGGGGAGCAAGGTGGAGATTAGGATTAGCCTGTCCCAGGTCGAGTTCCGGGCTTTGGTCCTGGGCGAGGAAGTGGCCATCCCCCCACTGACCCCCGCGAACAAGACCCGCCACTCCCTGAAGATCGTCCTGGATGACATAGGCTTCCAGGCCATGACCGCCGAGGTCAACGCGGCTCGGCGCTTGGTAGAGGAGCGGGAGCGCCGGGAGGCCCTGTCAAAGGGCCGGTGCCGGTTCTGCGGAAAAGGTGGCCTCGCGGATCACGCCGGGGCCGCTCGCTGCACCGCGTGCGGGAGGCTCCAGTGAGGGTGAATATGCTTGGTCGGGACATTGAGATCACGCGGCAGACTATGCTCAGCGACGGCTACTGCTTGTCCACGGTCAAGCACACGGAGCGGATCAGCGCAGCCGGTGACTACGTCGTCAGCAACCCCAGCGAGGACACCCCCGGAGTGCTCTGGCTCAAGGAGCACGTGAGGTACTGCCGCCAGTGCTGGTGCGCAAACGCCTACAAGAACTACCTCGTCGAGTACCTCGAACAGCAACACCCGTCCATGATCACGGCTTACCACCAGGGCAGGCTCTCTCCGACCATCCTGGGCAACGCCCTGCGCTCGATCCACAAGGCCAGGCCCAAGTTCGTGGACGAGATGATGAAGATCGTGACCTATAATGCGATGCCTCCGAACGCGCAGGCGGCCCTGGACTTCCGGGCGTTCTCCCAGGCCCTGGGCTCGTCTGGAGAGGCCATCCTCAAGGGCACCCAGATCGTCAGGGTCGAGATCGAGGTCCTGTTCGACGCCTGGAACCTGCTGGGGTCTGCGCCGGAGTACGATAAGGACCGCCTCCTCTCCGACTGGGAGTCGGGCAGGATCGTGCCGCCGTTCCCATCCACCTACTTCTCCCTGAGCGAGGGCGTCAACGACCACCTGATCAAGCACTTCTTAGACAACGTCCCTGGAGACCTGTTCGGGTCCTCGAACGCCCACGGCTTCCTCGCCATAAATCATGGAGAAAAACCACTCCTATTTGAGCGGTCTTACTGCCTGGACCCTAACGGGGAGGTGGCCAACGGATTCGCCAGGCCTAGCCAGGAGCAGATCGAGAGCCGGTCCTTCTTCTGGATCGTCCTGGTTCGGGCTCTCCAGGACGAGGTCTTCGTCGCGGACAAGGTAATGGTCCCGGCCCGTGGCCTCAGGCCGAACCCGTGGGTCAAGGTGGTGTCGACCCCGGCGGACCTGTCCCAGGTCGTCCCATTCTACGCCGTCCGCGCCAACCCCAAGAAGTCGTTCCGCGATTCTACGAGGGGCTACGGGCACCGCCAGATCGACTGGAGCCACCGCTGGTCCGTCACCGGTCACTGGAGGCACTACAAGGATGGCCGGAAAATCTGGATCGGTTCCCACGTGAAGGGTCCGGAAGACAAGCCCCTGATCCCCTCGGTCCGGGTCTACGCGAAGGATGGTCCGGGCGCTGCCGGATCGCCGGGCTGGCTGCGCCGCGTCTGGCGGCGCCTGGTCAGCCTCTGGCCTGGGTCTTGACAGTTTCAATTCATCATGGTATAATACTATTATGAACAAATCAATCTGCAAAATTGGAGGAGCTATGAACAGGATAATGGGTTGGGTCGTGATCTTCGCTGTTCTTTGGTCGTCTTCCGCTTGCTCAAAGGTCAATCGGTCCTTGAGCAAGGGTGAGGTCAAGTCTCTGTGGGAGCAGGTCTCGGATAAGGACACGATCCGCGTGCGCGGCATTGGTGTCCCCCCCGAAGGTACGAAGAGCCTGACCCAGCGCCGTGGACTTTCCCGCAACGCCGCGCTGGTCAATGCCCGGTACGAAGCCCTGGCGCTGCTGCGCGGGGTTAAGCTGACCGGCGGCCTCAGCGTCGCCAGCCTCATGGAGAAGGACAGCCGCATCCGCGAGATCGCGAACCAGGTGATCGCGGGGATGGAGGAGGTCCAGGTCGAGTGGGCCTCCGACGATGGCGCCGTGGTTCTCCTTGAACTCAAGCGCGACAAGCTGGAAAAGATGCTGGTCGCCGCCGGGGTCGCCGACGCCTCGGACTCGTACAAGCAGGTGGAGGCCGGGTCGCAGGCCTCGGACTTGAGACCGGAGCTGGCTAAGGCCAAGGCCCAGTAGAACGTGGAAGAGATCAAGGTCACCCACCCACTGGAACTGGCCCTGGGGGGCCTCGGGCAGGCGGCGTCCCTGCCCGGGGCCCCGGCCCCTGGCCGACCGTGGGCACCGGCCTGGACGCCCCAGGCCCCCGGTGCCTGCCCCTTAACAGGGCAGGAGAAGGTGCTGACCCTGAGCCTCCTGGAGGGGTCCCTGATCAAGGTCGAGGCCAGTCCCGCGAGCCCGGACCTGTTCATCGAGATCAGCCGACTCCCGACCAGGGTCCAGAGGAAGGGGGCCCTCGGGGCCTCGTTCTACGACCTGCCAGGAATCCAGTCCGTGGCCATGTCCCAGGGCTACCGGATCGAGTACGCCCCAGAGGTGCAGGCCCTGATCGACAAGTGGAACCTCTGGTGCCTGGACCTGGAGCAGGTAAAAACGTTCTCCGACGTCTCAGGCTTCAGGGTTCCGGGCCTAGACGTGGAGTTCATGCCGTTTCAGGCTAGGGGCGTCGCCTACGGCTGCAAGATCAAGTCCTTCATGCTCTTGGACACCATGGGGCTAGGAAAGAGTATACAGGTATTGGGAATTCTGTACACCCATCGCCTGTCATTAGGTGGGCGCCTGGAGACCCTGATCTTGTCCCCGACATCGGTCGTCGGAGACTGGCAGGCCAAGTTCAGGAAGTTCGCCAAGATCGAGGTGTCGGTAGCGACCGGGAGCAAGGCCAAGCGAACCAAGGTCTATCAGGGCAAGCCCGAGTTCCTGCTCATGAGCTACGACGTCTTCATGCGGGACATGGTCGAGGTCGCCAAGAGCTTCCGGCCAAAGGCCCTGATCTGTGATGAGTGCTTCCCCTATAATCAATTCGTAGCTACTAAAAATGGCTCCATCAGAATTGGGAGATTATATAACTTGTGGCTGGCCGGGAAGGCTCCTTTGATAAAGAGCCTCAACCTCGACAGCGGATCATTTGAGTACAGGAGTATTCTGAAGGCGTGGAAGAGAGAATTGAAGCCCATGGTGTATGTAGGAGGAAGTGGTTTCGGTTTCAGGTGCACTCCGGGCCATCTAATTCTCACTTCTATGGGGTGGGTGCCAGCAGGAAATTTGCGTGTTGGAGACTTTGTGACGACTGGGGCTGACATCTCTGGCCGAATAAGGTACTTGGCTCCTATGTTGAACAGCGACCAGAAACAGGTCTTGATAGGATCATTCTTGGGAGATGGGAATATCCATCGACTTGGAGGTTGTCGATATAGGATCAGATTCCTGCATGGCGCCAAGCAGCGGAGGTACTTGGTTGAGAAGTCTAGAATTTTTGGCTGTAATAAAATAGCCAAGATAAAAAACAACGGATATTCCGGCGGGATAGCTTATAGGGCAGCCAGCCAGGCATTCTTTTGCAAGGATATTCCCAAAGGAAAAAAAGAGTTTATCCCCGACTGGATGATCGAAGAGATGGATGCGAGGGCGATAGCTATTTGGCTCTTGGACGACGCGTCATTCAATCACAAAAAAAAGCAGGTGGTCATCCATACCAACAGATTCCCGGAATACTTAGTCGAGAGGCTTTGCGTTAGACTCAGGGAATTCGGCGTGAACTGTTATTGCTCCATCACGGCAAAGCACGATGGCAGATTCTTCTACTATATACGAATACCGGCTAGGGGCTACAAAAGAACAATGGAGCTGTGCGGGAAATTTTTCTTTCTTGGCATGGAAAAGAAAATACCCATGGGCAGTGAGATTTATGAATGGAGTCCAAAATACCCAGAGGTGTCTCTAGGGCTAGTTACAACGATAGAGCAGGATGACAAGCCAAGAATCGAATCAGAGAATTTTTTATTCGATATCGAAATCGATGAGAACCATAACTTTGTGATCTGTTCTCCGTCAAATAAATCCCAGTCTGGGGTGGTGGTCCATAATTGCCAGCGCATTTCTAACAGGAAGAACAAGGCCGCGATCAGGCTCTTCGACTTTGTCGACGCCGCGCGACCCCAGTACCGGATAATGGCCAGCGGCAGCCCCATCGCGAACAAACCCATAGACCTCTGGAGCCTGCTGCGCCTGGTCAACGCCGACCTCGCCGGTTCCCCGACCCTGTTCGAGAAGCGGTACGCCAGGGAGAAGCTGATATACCACAAGGACAAGGCCACGGGCGAGGTCAAGCCCAAGGGGACCACCTACGGGTCCGGAGACAAGGCCAAGTTCGTGCCCCTGAAGAAGTTCGAGAACCTGAACCCGAAAAAACCCGCCGACGCGATCCTACTCCGCGAACTCCGGGCCAAGATCAGCCCGTGGCTGATCCGCAGGCTGAAGAAGGACGTGCTCACCGACCTCCCCGAGACCACGGAGGAGACGATCAGCATCAAGCTGGGGCCCCGGGAGCGCAAGGTCTACGAGGAGCTGCAAGCCCGCTTCGCCGAGGCCATGGCCGGGGTCGCGGACGAGGACTCGGAGAACAGGGTCGACAATTTCTTTACCTGGTTCATCCGCGCGCAGCAGGTGTGCTGCTCCCTGGAGATCGGAGGACACGGCAAGGAGTCGTCCAAGATCGATGAGCTAAGGAAGTTCGTCGAGGACTACTCCGAGGAGCAGAAAATCCTTATCTTCAGCCGGTTCAAGGGCATGACCGACATCGTCCACCGGGAGATGAAGGAGTACAACCCCGCGTACCTGCACGGGGCCGTAGCGCAGGCAGACAGGCAGCCTCTGGTGGACAGGTTCCAGACCGAGGACGACTGCCGACTCTTCATCTCGACCCTGGGCGCCGGTGGCGTGGGCTTGACCCTCACCGCAGGGTCCATCGTCGCCAGGCTCGACCGCTGGGTCAGCCCGATCCTCAACGATCAGTGCGTGGCCAGGGCTGACCGAATAGGTCAGAAGCGCAACGTCCTGGTCGTGGATTTCGTCGTCCGCGACAGCGTCGAGGAGCGCATCTTAGGAATCCTGGAGGGCAAGTCCAGGATGATCAACAGCCTCATCGTCTCGGAGCAGTCCGAGGAGCAGCAGGAGAAGAAGATTCTCCGGGCCCTAGGTAAGCAGGGGATGCTCAAGCTCATCTGAGAGGGAGCCATGGCCAAGAAGAAGACGAGGCTGATTCCGACTTCAGACTACGTCACGGGGTACGCGGATCACGTCTGGCAGACCCTGGTAGACTGCGCTGAGGAGACCAAGTCCGTCTACCCGATGCTGACCTACGCCGTAGACGGCCAGGAGTTCTCGGTGCCGATGTCCTTTCTCATGTTCACCGAGATGGGGAAGAGCGTGGTCGCCAAGCCCGCAGCCCTCCCGATCCTGATCGCGAGGATGGGTACTGAGTTCGCGCTGCTGGCCATGCAGATGTCCTCGTGCGGGAGCGAGGCCGACTTCACCCACGACGTCGAGTGCGTGCTCCGCCGGATCAAACCCCAATGCCTAGTCTTCTCGGCCCCGGTCAGGACCGTCCGGTCCAAGAAATCTTCACTGACCAGGGGCGAGATCGTCAGGGCCATGTCCGATGCCGTGGCCAAGGGCCCGGATGCCGTCGTCGTCGTGTCCCGGAACCCGGTTAGGACCTTCTCCGTAGTCAGGCCCATGTCTAGGAGCCTCTCTGGGGACATCGTCTTCGGGGAGCCCGAGACCATGGACTCTCTCCTGGGTGAACCCCAGCCCGGGGGATACTTTTCACGCGTGTTCGATCCAGACCAAAACTAGGAGGCAGATAATGCGCTTGATCAACATCACGTTCGCGTCAGAACTCGGGATAAAGGCGATGATGGCCCTGTCCGAGGCCAAGGACTCGATGACCACCCAGGAGGTGGCGCGCAGGGTCAAGTGCTCCCCCGCGCACATGTCCAAAATCCTTCAGCGCCTGACCAAGGGCCGCCTCGTGGTGTCGGCCCGGGGCCCGCGCGGCGGCTACCGGATCAACGGCCCCGCGAACATGACCGCCGCCTGCGTCATCGAGGTCGTGGACGGTCACCGGCACATCCTTCCCCGAGGACTACGCAGCCCAAAGGCGCGCGGGACCCCCTATAAGCTGATGATGCGCACGATCGAGCTGGACGCGTTCGAGACCCTGCGGTCGCGCACGATCTGCGACCTCGCGTCATGAGCGAACTCATCAGCGTAGAGGAGGCGGCGGCCCAGGGCGTGACGGAGTCCCCGATCGCTGCGGTCGCGAGCATCGACGAGAACTACCGGGTCCCTTACTCGGTCCAGGGCTCAAACGTGCTCCGGTTCTGGTCCGAGAAGGCGGACCCCAAGACCCTGTTCTGCGAGAACGTGGTCATGCGCCGGGAACTCAAGGTCGGAGATGGTCTGATCCTGGTCCTGTCCATCGCTAAGCTCCTGGGCTTCTACAATGCCGAGCCCGATGTCATGTGCCCGGCCTACGGAAAGCCAGAGATGTCTGTGGCGTGGCGGGTCGTAGTCAAGAGCGTGATCCGACCCACCCATATGAGCGGGGTCGTGGTCCACGATGCCGTGATCGTCGAGGTCGCGGAATCCTACAACCCGGTGCCGGTCGCGGAGGCCGCATTTTGAGGGACATCAAGGAGTTCTTTGCCCCAGGCGGCCTGCTCGCGTCACAGTTCAGCAAGTACGAGGCCAGGCCCCAGCAGCTGAAGATGGCCGAGGGCGTGGCCTACGCCGCCGACAATAACAGGTGCGCCTTGATCGAGGCCGGGACCGGGGTCGGCAAGTCCCTGGGCTACCTGATCCCGTTCCTGACCAGGATCGAGGAGGACCGCAACGTCCACGTCGAAGTCGAGGACCCGGAGACCGGGGACGTCAAGGTCGAGGACCGGCCCCGGCGCCTGATCATATCCACGGGAACTATCAACCTCCAGCAGCAGCTCATGGACAAGGAGCTGCCGATGCTGCGCAAACTCTTCCCGTGGCTGACCTACGCCATGGCCATAGGTACCGAGAACTACCTCTGCGGATGCCGCCTGGACAGGGCCTTGGCCGATGTCGCGAATAACCCCATGCTCTTCAGCTCCGTGGATGACCTGAAGATGATTGAGGCCTGGTCCCGGAAGACCAAGACCGGAATGCGCATGGACCTGCCGAAGACCGTGGATCACAGCGTGTGGTCAGCGGTGAACCGCCAGGCCGATCTCTGCAAGTGCAAGGAATTCACGGAGGAGAACCGCTGCTTCTACCGCAAGGCTAGGGCCGAGATAAACCAGGCTCACGTCCTGGTCGTCAACCACTGGCTGCTGATGCTGGGGCTGACCGTGGAGAACGTGAAGATACTCCCCGGATTCGACTACCTCGTGATCGACGAGGTCCACCAGCTGGAGGCCATCGCCGCCCAGGTCTTCGGGATCGAGGTCTCGAACTTCAAGGTCAAGCACCTGGTCGACGACAGCCGCCGGTTCTTCCGATCGATGGAGTCGGGGATGGTGAAGGCCAGTGAGGCCCAGGAAATCCTGGACATGATCGAGGGCGGCTCCGAGACCCTGTTCGATACGATGCGGACCAGGCTCAGGGCCGAGGACAAGGAGGTCCTGCGCCTGCGCCAGCCCATGCTGGCCATGGACCAGCTCCAGAACGTGGAGCTGATCACGCAGATGGACAGGATCGCGCAGTGGCTGGCAGACGCGGCCCCGCACATCGGAGATGATCAGAGGCTGATGGAGGTCAGGTCCCTGTCCAAGCGCGCGGCCAAGATCGCGGGGGAGACCCGGAGGTGGCTGACCCAGGCCGAGCCCGACCACGTTTACCAGGTCGCGAGCGAGTCCAAGGGCAAGCGGATAGTGGCCAAGTCCTGCCCCGTGGACGTCTCCTCGTACCTGCGGACCTGCCTCTGGGGCCTGGGCGTACCCGTGATCGGGACTAGTGCGACGATCGCCACGGGCCGGTCCATGGACTTCATGAAGAGGAAGCTCGGGGCCGAGGCCGCCGAGGAGATGGTCCTGGACTCCCCCTTCGAGTACGACAAGAACTCCCTGATCTACGTTGCCTCAGACATGCCCGAGGTCAAGGGCGCGAAGCAGGACGCTGGATACTACCAGAAGATAACGGGCAGGGTCGTGGACCTCCTGAGCATCACCAGGGGCCGGGCCCTGATCCTCTGCACCAGCAACTACGCGATGAAGACCATGGGCGCCAGCCTCAAGGTTATGCTGCCGGACCTCAAGATCATGGTCCAGGGCGAGGACCTGGAGCGCCACGCCATGGTCGACGAGCTGAAGCGAAATCCTGGGGCCGTGATTTGCGCCACGGAGTCGTTCTGGCACGGGGTCGACATCCCGGGCGCGGCCCTGGTGCTCGTGATCATCATCAAGATTCCCTTCTCTAATCCAGCAGACCCCCTGTTCGAGGCCAAGTCCGAGAAGATCGACCGCGCGGCCCAGGCCCTGGGCAAGCGCCAGCAGTTCATGGCCGGTTCCTTCATGTCCCTGTCCGTGCCCGAGGCCACGATCAAGCTGAAGCAGGGCTTCGGGCGCCTGATCCGGACCTCGACCGACTTCGGAGTCATCGCCATCCTCGACCCCAGGATCGTGACCAAGAAATCCTACGGACAGAGGATGCTCCAGTCCCTGCCCAGGACCTATGTCGTCGCGGACCTGGAGGCGGTGAGGAAGTTCTTCGCCGAGCGCCTGCCACCTCCGGGCTCTGAGCCCATGCCGGGGGTTGTGACGGGCGAGATTGAAGAAATTCCCTTCTGACAGAATGTGCTCCCGCTGCGATTGGCGCGAGTTGGTGTCCCAGGTCAAGGCCGTGGTCGCCGACAGGCCACCGGCCCTGGGCGAGCGCCAGCGCGACTGGATCGAGGCCATCGCCGTAACCGTCGACGACGACCACCACGCCACCGACCACCAGAAGGCGGTGGTCCGGCGCATCCTCAGGGAGCGCGGGATCGAGTCATGGCGCGCGATCCCCAAGGCCTTGGACAAGTCCGAGTGGTCGGAGAAGAAGAAGCGGGCCTGGCGGGAGCGCCGGAATCTCGCGGCCAGGTGCCGGTCCCACTCCGGGTTCTGACGGTGGCATCATGAGCGAGTCCTACGACTGCTTCCGGGACAGGCTCCCGAACGCGGTGTGCATGGGCGACAAGCACTCGTGCTGCGCGCGCTGCGTCAACAGCAAGAGCGAAGAAGAGAGGAGGGCCCTGATAATGGGCCGGGAGATTCCCGATGGTAATTATCCCTTGACAACACTTAAAACAAATAGGACTTTACAACGGAAAATAATATGCTATACTATAAATGCTCCCGGTGGATTTTCTATTTACGGGTCGTCCGTGCCGACGGGAAACCATCGGGAGCCACGGACGACCCACTTTTATGATTCTTAAAACTTTCCAGCTAAGGCTCTACCCAAATCGTCGGCAGACGCGCTTGCTATCCAAACATTTCGGCTGTGCCCGCTTCGTCTACAACTGGGGGCTGGCAAAGAAACGGGACGAATATGAGAAAACTGGGAAGTCCTCCACATGGGTCGCTCTCTGCAAAGAACTAACCATATTGAAGCAGGGCACCTATTGGCTGTGTGAGGTAGCCACTGCTCCATTACAATCTTCTATCCGGCATCTCGACGCGGCTTACCAGAAGTTTTTCAAGGAGAAGAAAGGATATCCGGCGTTCAAGCGCAAACACGGACGTCAGGCATTTCAGTATCCGGAGAACGTTAAGGTTAACGCCGAAAAGCGTCAGTTGTATTTCCCATGCATCGGATGGGTACGCTACCTCGATGGGCGCAGTATGGACGGGCAGATTAAAACCGTGACCGTAGTGCGTAGCGCGACGGGTAAGCACTACGCGCAGGTCCTGGTTTTACTACCTGATAATATCCCTGAGAAGAAGCCTCTCGATAAGTCGCGTGCGGTTGGCATTGATGTCGGCCTGACGACATTCGCTACATTCTCTGACGGGCGCAAGGTCGCTAACCCGCGTTTCCTAAAATGGAGTCTTAAAAAGCTGGCGACGGCAAACAGGCATCTGAGTCGGACGCGGAAAGGTTCAGAGAACCGTGGCAAGGCGCGGTTACATTTGGCATTGGCTCACGAGAAGGTCGCTAACCGCAGAAAAGATTTCCTGCATAAACTGACGACACAGATGGTAAACGAAAACCAAGTTGACACCTGGGTCATCGAGACGTTGAACGTAGCCGGTATGGTCAAACTGCGGAGCCTATCGAGAAGCATTCATGATGCCAGCTGGTCGGAGTTTGTACGTCAGCTAGTGTATAAATGTGACTGGCGTGGTAAGAACTTGATAAAGATTGGTAGGTTCATGCCGTCGTCTAAGATGTGCTCTTGCGGTGCAGTAAATGATGACTTGCGTTTGGCTGACCGGACGTGGACGTGCAGGATGTGCGGGGTTACGCATGACAGGGATATCCTAGCGGCCCAGAACATTCTGAAGTTTTCTAATCTAAATACCGAGGGCAACCCGGGAATTAACGCCTCTGGAGAGGAAGGTCGTAAACTTCCCCGTGGAAAGAGGAAATCCATACGTGTTCGGAAGGGATAGTTGCCTTCCCGATGGACGAGAACAAGCAGATTCAGGCGGTGGGCAGCAAGGGCCTGGAGCAGATCGCGGAGGAGAAGGCTCAGGAGCGCGGACTACAGGAGCAGGCGGCGGCTCAGGGTCAGCGGGTAGCTCCCAAGGGGCAGCCCCCGAGGATCAACAACTTCTTCCTGATCAGGACCCCGATGGAGCCGCAGGCCTTCGTCGACTTTATCGATAAGGACGTCCTGAACAAGAACGAGATCAGGATCGATCCCTGCGGCGCGATGATGGGCATGATCACCCTCCGTTTCGCCTCTGGCCTGCCCAGGCCCGGGGCGGCCCTGCCCATCGAGACCCAGGGTCCCGGGGCATCGCCCCTGGTCAAGGTCGAGAACATGATCTTGGCCAAGCTCGACGCTGGGCCGTGGCCCTGGTACGACCGGGTCTCGACCGACATCCTGACCCAGATCGTGGAGCGCCTGAACGTCAGGGCCTGGGTCTGCGGCTGGGCCATGGACAAGGCCTGGTCCTGGGTAGAGGCCTGGCGACCGCACCGCAACACCGGGACCGCGACCATGACCGAGACTTTCGATGGTCCCTCAAACGGGGAGGTGACGAGGAAGGCGGCGGAGCGCTGGGGGATAAACGTCCGGGACGCGTTCGACGCCCTACACCTGGCGGCCCAGTACGAGGCCCTGCGGAGGTGGCTGATCCTGCCGGAGCCCAGGCCCGTGCCGTTCACGGCCCACGTCAGCTACCTCGCGGGAAAGCTGCTGGTCGGGGAGGGAGATAGGGAATGGATCGTAAAAAAATGGGAAGAAAATTTTCCCTGGCGCAGGCCCGAGGATGGGCCGCTGCACATCCAACGCTACTACCTGCCCCGGAACCAGCAGGAGATGCTGGAAAAGATCGAGCAGGATAAAAAAGGAAAGGCCCCAACCTTTCGATTGGAGCCCCCCTTCGCTGGCCTCTAGGTCGCAGGGAGCTACCCTCGGGACTCAGGATGGGTGAGTCCCTATTGTAGCATGACTTCCCTCCGATTACAACCGGCCCAGGCGCCGGTCCTGCTCCCTCTTGAACGCGAGTATCGACCGCAGGCCCTCCTCGTCCCAGAACCGGGGCCGCATCCGCTTGTGGTCCTTGCCCTTGGCTCCCTGGGGCTTGCCCATGCGCCTGCCCTTGGGGAAGGCTGGGTCAGTCTTGTCCAGGCGAATGACGTAGCTCTGGCTCCAGCCCACGATCCTGGCGACGTCGCCCGAGGAGTAGAGCTTTGTCTGCGGCTCCGGTTCCTCGGTCTTGGCGATCGCCTGCGCCAGGACCTGGCGGGAGACCGGCCTCACTTTGTTTTCCATGGTACCTCCAGATCAGGCTTCGATTTCTTCACGGTCCTGGACCATTAAGAACCCATCACAGCATTCGAGTCCGCAGGGACAGGCGGTCGCCCGCAGCCCAGCTTGTCGCATTTGAACCCTGGACAGCCTGCTCTTTTTAGAGAACTTGTCCAGGAATTGCTCCTTCGTCATCTTCGGCGACCACATATCACTGTCCCTCCTCGTCACCTATTATCAGGATTTGCTCTCCGGACCCGGAAGCATCAGGACCGACTTGTGCTTGGCGATCGTCAGGGCGAGACGATCCGGCGTCTTCGTGAAGTCCTGGATACGGCGGTTCAGCTCGGCCATAGCCATCATCAGGCCGTGGAAAAAGAGTGCGGCCTCGTCCGAGTATGGCATCTCCTTGGCGTCCTCGGGGAGGCTGAACGACACCCAGGAATTGAGGCGTTCTGCGGGGTTGTCGTGGCCGTGGTGGTCTCCGCCCTCCCCATAGTAGCTCTCGTAGGTGACCTCGGACTGGTCTCCCCAGGTCGTGGTGACCTTGAGGGAGGCCTCAGCCCCCACGGTGAGTGAGAAGCCTCCCTTCGATCGGTGGCTGGCGCAGTGTCCCCCGTAGGTCTTGTCTCCTATGCCATCCCTCCACTCGGCGCCGGGGTACCTAGCGTTGGGGAAGATGCGCCCTTCCTTATCCGTGGCGAAGGAGACGTGGGACTCGATGTTGTAGCGGATCACGGGGTCCTTAGTGACGGTCGGCTCCATGAAGGCCTCATGGGCCTTCTTCACGGCGTCCTCCAGCTCCTTGAAGGTCTCCATCCCAACCGTCTTAAAGAACCCCTCGCGGCACCGCCGCCGATTGTCGATTTTCCTCTCAGGGAAGGAGACCTTCAGCTTGTTTGGGACGTGGGCGTAGAAGGCTCCGGTGGCGCTGATCTCCACCGAGACCTTGAACTTGTCGACGGCCCCGGCGTCGTTCTTCGCGACGAACTCGACGTCCTTGAACTTGGGCATGGTCTACTCCGTCCTTTTTTCCTTGGCGATTAAAATATCCAATGGGTCCATCTGGTCTTTAGATAAGATTTTTTCAATTCTGCTCGTAATGAGTCTTGGTGCTCGGTACTCGGACCAGCCATCGATCCAGATGCCAAACTCTGGGTTCTCGAACATGTTCCTACTCTTTCGACCACCCCGCCTGCACCAGCCTGATCCCCAGGTTGAGGACCCACATCGATGTTGGGCAGATCGTCCCGGGTTGCAGGCCATTGAGGTCGCGGACCATGGCCTCGGCCCAGCGCTCCTTCTGGTCGCGCTCATTGAGCCCCGCCCAGTGGCGCCACCCCTTCTTGTAGAGATCGATGATGAGGTCCTTCGCCCAGAAGGGCACCGTGCAGCCCTTGAAGCCCATGTCGTGGCCCATCGCTTGGATGGCCTCCTGTAACTCCGCCCTGGTGGGCCCCGCCTTGATCTTGATGCGGTCCATGGTCGCCTCCCTAGCGCCTCCTACAACCCGGCCTCGCGCAGCGCCTTGCTGATCTCCTTGTTCTGCTCATCGGTGTAGCCCGTGAAGGTCTTCTGGTCTCGCTTCCATCCTCTGGACTTGACGAACTCGTCCTTGAAGGCCTGGTACTTGGCCACGCGCTCGATGCGCTCCTGCTCGGCCCGCTGTTCAGCCGCGATCTCGGCGCAGACCTCGCGCTTGATCATGAGGGGGTCGAGGCCCATGAACTTCATGAGGTGGTGGAGGGTCCCCAGGATCGTCCTGGCGTCGTCCTTGCCCACGAGGTTGTAGAGGTAGGCCTCGCTGAAGAAGGGCTGGTCCTCATCGCCCTTGCTGTAGCCGTCGGCGCTCTTGAACCCGCGCAGCGGCGGGGCCTCCAGCTTCAGGCGGAGGAGTTTCCTGAAGTAGGCCTTGGCGTCCTCGACCTCGGGGACGTACTCGGCGTGGGTGACGACGGCCTCCTTCGGGAGCGACCTCTCTACGCGCCGGGTGTCGTGGTTTAGGGCCGGATAGAACTCGCCGGGCTTCTCCCCCTCCATGGGGGGCAGCGGGACTTCGACGGTCAGTCTCATCTTCATGGTTTGGGTTCCTCTTTGTGCTCCAGCAGCCCCTGGGCGTGCTGGCGCAGCTGCTCCAGGCCGGTGCGGCGAACGGCGGCCTCGATGAAGCCGCTGACCTCAGCCTTGGACTCGGCCACGATCTCGTCGGCGCTGTCGTTGAACTGGTCCATGAGGAAGGTCATGTGACTCTTCATCTTCAGGGCGATCTCCGCCGTCAGATCGATGATCCTCTTCTTGTCGGCGGCGAGAAGGGACTTCTTCTTCATCAGGGTCTCGACCTCGGCGCCCATGGCGTCAAACTGCTTCTTCCACTTGGCCATGTCGGCGGCGAAGGTCTGCCTGATCTTCTCCGCGCGCATCGGGACGTTGGGTAGCGGCTCCACGGGCTTGCCCGCGAGAGCCCGGATCGTGCAGGGGGTCCCGGGACCGCTGTTCATGGTCGTGATCATGGACGCGAACTGGGACTCGCTCATCATGACCTCGATGATGTGGTCGCGCTCGAAGTAGTGGTCATCGCCCAGATCGTGGACGACCTCGCACCGGCTGATCTCCAGGCTGATCCCGCTGTGGTTGTCTACAGAGGACCCGAAAAGCCGGTAGGCGCCGCGAACCCTGGTTCCGCCAGCCGTCCAGCGGGCGATGCTGATGAGGCCGTAGGCGGGGTGCGTCTCCGGCTTAGCGTTTGGGTCCATTACAGTGTCCTCCCATGAACTTTATCCCAACGTCTGACAACGGCAATCGCCCTCCGGGCCATTTCCTCACACGCGTCGTTGTCTGGACCAAGGTCCCGGCGCAGGGAGTCGACGACTAGGTCAGTGAGTGATTTTTTGATCCGCATTTTACTATGAGCCTGGGCCCCCTCCGGATACTTCAGCAGTCCAAGACTCCTGAGGCACATCCGGCACGTGACCTTGCTCAGGTCTGTGGTCAGATACGGCGGGTTCACCACGGATTGAAAACGATACTGCCACAGCCCACATGTGGGGACAAAGAGCTTAGGATTCGGGTGCTCGTATTTGAAGTGGATAGCATGGGTCATCGCCGCCTCCGTCCGTACTCCAGAATTTCTGGGCTGGCTTCCTTGATCCACTGATCGAGCGCGCGCTTGTTCGGGAATGTGCAGAAATTGGTGTGCACATAGTCGATGCCGTTGAACCGCGAGGTCGTGGCCGATCCATTTAGGCGCATGATATCACGGATTAGGGAACCATCGGGGTCGGGCTGCACGACCTCGACCTGCCACTTCCTCTCGTAGTGGCGGGTCTTGCCCCAGAAGTCGACGCCGTTCTTGTTCGGTACGAGTTTGATCGCGGCGTGGCGGACGATGATTTTCATGATCTCTCTTGGGCGTCCCTGGCGTCACGCTCTGCTCCAACCTCAGAGAAGTAGGGGCCGTGCCACGGCTCGGATTCGGTCGGAGATATCGGCCTCCAGAACCATCCTCTTTCATCGTTAAGGAATTCAGCCCAGGCCTCGATCTTTAGCATCACACCCTCTCCCTAGCGATCGCCATGGCCAGCCCGTCTCTGGCCGGTCCCGTGATCCCGCACGCGTCCATGGTCACCAGGGCCTCGACGGCGGCCTGGAGCAGGGTCGGGACCTCTTGGCGAACGGTCGCGACGGCCACGGTCATGGGCGCGACGCCGGGCGCCTGGAGTTCTGGCAGGGCCCCGGGGACTGGGCGCCCAAGGTCGATGAAGTCGAAAACCTTCTCCACGTTCTGGAATTGGCAGCAGCCCTTGGTCCCGCGCTCGTCCAGGTACCAGACATAATTCCCGAATTGCGAGGCAGAGAAATTATATCTGTAGAATGAAGTCCCGCGCATGACCGGCGTCAGGCCCTGGGCGATCCGATCCTGGATCAGGCTCAGGGCCTCGTCGGCGCTCTCGATCTCGGGTTCCGTATTCATAGTGGTATTGTACCAGGTAATACTGATGCTGTCAAGACCCGGGCCAGAATCTGGGCCCCGATCCGGTTGAGGTCCCATGTCCAGTTTTTGGGTCTTGACAAGATCAGTTCAACCTGGTACAATACTAATATGACTGAAACCAAGATCGACCTGGATCAGGACGAAGCCTACCTGATGAACGACGAGCTGTCCCGCCTCAGCGAGGACTACCATAGGGACGAGTCCGTCAAAGCAGCGGCCAAGGACTTACTGGCGGCCCTGAAGGGCCTCCTCTCGGACAAGTACTTGGCCGACCCGATCAACGCCGACAGAATGACCGCCGCCCGCCTCGCCGTGGACAAGGCCGAGCCGTGGAGGAAACCGAGATCATGATTCCGTCTGGGTCTTGACAAGCTGAGTTCAACCTGGTATAATACTATCATGACCATGAAACTGATGACCAAGGAAATCCGAAACCGCATTCGCATGGGCCTGGGAATCGAGCGCGACCTGAGCTTCCGGCCCACGCCTCTGTCCAAGATCAAGTCCGGGGAGGTCAGATGAACATGGATGGCCAGCCGGTCCTGCCGGGCATGGAACCACTGCGCTACCAGATCGAGGACGCCGAGCACCGCCGGGACTACGTCCCGGTCCGGTGCGCGATCTGCGAGAAGGAGATGACGTACGACGAACACCAGAACGCGTCCTGCGGTGAGGAGGCCACCCAGTACGAAGGCGATCCGATCTGTGAGACCTGCTACTGCGAGGATGAGGCCGAGGCCACGTTAAGGGTCTTTGATGCGGATAACCCGGAAGGCGAGGGAGACTATGGAACCTCGATCTTCGAGATCGGGTCCTGCAAGAACATGACCGCTTGCGACGGCGACATCGGGACCTGGCGGACCAAGTGGGTGAGAACCGATGCCTGGCGCGGCTATATCGACCTGATCCCGCCCAAGGACTGGGCTCAGTTTCACTCCGACTGCTCGCTCATGGCCTCCGAGGACTCGGCGATGCTGGAAAAGTACGACGCCGCAGTACGCAAGGCCTTCATCGCGAAGGGCGTGCGGCTGATCCGGGCTGCGCTCAGGACCTCGAACTGCTGCTCCACTGGGGTCGATTACTTCGTCGAGAAGAAGTTCCTGAAGTGGGCGACTGCGGCGTCGCGCAAGCTCGCCGACGTCTTCCGGGACCCGGTCCGGTTCAATATGACGGCGATCACGGGCAAGGACCCGGCGAGCGCCGGGGTCGACGACTACGTCGTGGCCGCGCTCGGGGCCAAGCTCCTGGGAGGGAAATAGCGTGTTCAAGATAAAAATCGATACTGATTGCATCGCTGCCGATGACCGGGAGCAGGAAATCCACAGGATTCTCCAGCGCGTGGCCGTCAGGGTCTGCGCCGGAGAAACGTCTGGGAAGTGCATGGATATCAATGGAAATTCCATTGGGGACTGGGAACTACAATGAGCGGAATCGCGAGCAAGCCGATCATTGTAACGTCCAAGGTTTACGCCAAGATCAAGGAGTGGGCAGACGCCGGTCGCGTCGTCAACCACTTCCTGTGCCAGGACCTCTCGTGCCTGACAACGTACTTCTCCCCGAACCCCGAGTGCTGCTGCCCCAACCACGCCTGGGCCTGCCCCGGGAAGATCGAGGCCGCAGACGTCAAGCTCGCGGACCTCAAGGTCGAGGCCGTGGTCGCTCAGCCCGTGGCCTTCAAGGACTTGGTGATCTACTGGAGAGAGTCGAACCAGATGTCGATCGTCCTGGAGATTCCCGGACACTGGCGCCCGATCAAGGCCGTGTCCTTCGGCTATATCGGCGGGATCATGGGCATGGACCGGGCCACCCGCGCCGAGATCAAGCGCGAGCACGGCCAGAAGAAGCCGACGAAGTGGCTCAAGGCCGCGCGTGAGGACGGGTCCCTGGAGGATATCCTGAACCGGTTCGGCTACACGCTGAACGCCGAGCCCAAGGTCCTGGAGGCCTGACCATGGAATTGTTCCGAGTCACGTCCGGGGCCTTCCTCGGGAGATGGATAATCGAGAAGTGGGGGTATGCCCTGATCCTGGAGTGGTGGCGCAGAGCTGCCCCGGGGATCGGCGCCCACGGCTACGTCCATCCAATCGCCGACGGAGACTGGGCCGTGGACTTAACCGTAATGATGTGGCGCCGAGACCTGAGGAGCCAATTCGTCAATCACAACCCAGGCTTCAGGTACCGGCAGGGGGAATGATCATGCCCAAGAACAAGTGGTACTGCGTCAAGAAGGCCTTCTGGTTCACCTCGAAGAAGGCGGAGAAGAAGTACGACCGCATCGTCGAGGCCCTGTCCGAGGCCAACGAGGAGGCCGTCGTCTACCACGGCTACGAGATGGCCCTCGTGGGGATAGCCCACCGCTTTGGAATGGAGCCGGTCGCGGCGTACGACCGCTCGACGTGCATCGCCATCCTCATGGACCGCGATGAGATGACCCACGAGGACGCCGAGGACTACTTCGGCTACAACACCCTAGGGACCGGAGTTGATAATGCCCCGATCTTCGTGGAGATGGCGGAAGACATACCGTGAGGAGGATATTATGGTTATGAAGATTGTTGATTCCAGCGGCTCCTCTGGCAGGGGTTCATTCAGGGATGACCTCGTCAAGCTGATGAAGAAGCTGGAGCCGGGAGAAGGCGTCCAGGTCCCCCGGTCTGATCTACCGCGCAACTACGGCCAGCTTGTCGTCGACCTCATGCGCGATCCCCTTCCGTTCCCGTGGCACCTGAACGAGGAATCAGATGAGTCCGTCACCTTCTATAGGGACGCCGCCAAACCCAAGTTTGAGCCAGCTGCGAAGCCAGCTCATCAGGCTCCAGACAAGCTTCTGACTCCGCCAGCCCCAGAACCAAAGCCCGATTCTCCCGTTTACGACACCGACCGGGGCAGCATCAACAGGATCATCGAGGAGGTCAAGGTCAGGGGTGGGAGTTTCCCAGTCCCGAAGACGCTGTTCCGCGACGCGATCTCCCGATCCTTTTGTATGGGAGAACTGAGGCATCTAGGGTACAGGGTCGATAAGGGCATCAATTTCGACGTGATCATCGCTCCCGAACCTGTCCCGTGTCCGAAGGTCGAGAATGGTAAGAAGAACCAGGCCCCCAAGGATATTACCCATCGTTCGCCCTTGGTCAAGGTCCCGATGCGGGAGCGCATCCTTACCTCTATCAAGAAAAATCCCGGCATAGCTCACAGCGCACTCAGGAAGAAATTCACACGGAGCACCGAGGAGGGCAAAAAGTTCGATAATGCTATTGGCGACCTGCTCGTGGAGAACTTAGTTGTCTCCACTTCAGTGAAATGGACAGGACCATATGGTCTGAAGACGACCTATAGGATCGTTGGTGCCAAGGCAGCCGCGACCGAAGTCGCACCGGTCCACGGTCAACACCCGGCCAAGACAGTGGTTCTTGGAGTGGAGGCCGCACCCAAGCCTGTTCTTTCCCCGGCGCCGCCCGTGGTAACGCCCGCGCTGCCCAAGACGGAGCCCCAGCCGAAGCCCGAGCCGAAGCCCGAGCCGAAGCCCCAGCCGAAGCCCGAGGCCAAGCCCATCACCAGAGAAGAGGTCGCGGCTGTCCAGAAGATGATCAAGCCCGAGAAGTTCCCGACCGGGAACAGGTGCTTCGCCTGCGTGGACGAGGACCATGTCCGGGTCTGCGGCGAGACCGCGTCCGTGACCTACAAGCAGGTCCGGCTCTGCCGCACCCACATGAACAGGCTGTTTTATGCCCGGAAGCTCTACGTCCGGACTTCGTTGAAGCACAATCCGATACTGCTCAAGAAGACATAGGGAGGAGACCACAATGACCGAGGAGAAGAAGGCCGAGATGTGGCTGAAGCGCCACACGTCTTACGACTGCGCGATCTGCGGCGTGGCCCACGAGCCCGCCCAGCGCCCGAAGGTGGAATATGGCAAGCTGACCAAGGCCCAGCGCCTGCTCTGGGACGTGGCCTCCACTTACGAGTACCACTCCCGCTTCGTGGTCGGGTCCGAGGAGGGTGAGGCCGTGAAGCGGATCAAGGCCTGGCTGAAGCCCGGAGACACCGTCTACACCGTGCTCCGGCGCCGGTCGTCGTCCGGGACGTGTAGCCACATCTCGACCCTGGGGATAGAGGTCGAGGGCGGTAAGCCCCGGATCGTGGACTACACCTGGAACGTGGCCAAGATCGTGGGCTGGAAGATGGACCGCGACACCGGCGGGATCGTGATCAGCGGCGGCGGCATGGACATGGGCTTTCACCTGGTTTATACCCTGAGCCGGATCGTCTTCGCCAAGTTCCCGTGCATCGGCGGAGCCTGCCCGAGCAACGACCACGTAAACGGCGACCGGAACCACGAGGTCGGCCACCTGCACAGCGATGGGGGCTACGCGCTGAAGCGCCAGTGGATGTAGGAGGGGGACAATGAAGCTACGCTATGTCAGGGCATCGGGGGTCAGAAGTTTCTTTAAGGAACGTGGCTTGCGTACATCGGCTGGGTTCCTAGAATCCCTAGATCGCGAGGTCTGCGAGATGCTGGTCAAGTACCAGGTCATGGCCAAGGCGGACCGGCGCAGGACTGTGCTGGCCTGCGATATTTCCCTTCCTGGGGTGATCGCTAAACTCAGTCGGGGGATGCGCCGATAATCGTCGATACAATATAAAATTGCCCCATTTCTGGACTTATTACCCCATTACCGACAGAATCTCAGGCTGCGGGGGCCCTGTCGGGCTCCCCGATCTGATCCTGGCAGTAGTTCCTGAAAATTCCAGCGAAAACGCCCCTGGATATCAGCTCCCGATACCAGGCCTTCCTCAGCAGGTCCGTGGACGCGGGGTCAAAGGCGCTCCCGCAGTCCAGGATCGCGACCGGGACCTTGAGACCGGCGTAGGCCTGCTCGTCCTCCATGAGACCGGCCACAGGCTTGGGCTTGCGCCGGGTCCGCTTCGAGACCTCTCGGATCACGCCGTCGGCCAGCTCCGCAGCACCTCCGACGCCGTTGTGCCTGATCTCCAGGCCGTCGTCCTCGACGTAGTTCGTGATGTTGATCGCGACCACGATATCGGCGCGGATGTGCCTGGCGAAGTTGATCCTGGCGTTCTGATCCTGCTCCAGGCACGTCTTCCCCTGCCCCCAGACGTCCTGCGACAGGTGCTCCTCCGTGGGGTTGGGCCTGAGGCTGGGCCTCATCCTGGCGTAGCGCAGGTAGTGGCTCGCGCTCTCGTGGAACAGCGGGTACTGGGACTTCCCGATCTCCGAGTGCGACCGCCTCATGCACCGGGTCGCGAAGATGTCGGCGCCGATGATCCTGAGGAGGTCGTAGACGGTGGAGGAAATCTCTGACGTGATGATGTCTCCTGGAACCCCGACTACGGGCTTCCTTTGGTAGCGCCATTCGGCCTTGTCGTCCCGATAGAGCCCACCGAGGGGGTCGAGCAGGATTCTGCGTCCTCTGATGTCGTTCATCTTTGTCACCAATTCGTCCTGAGGATGATGCCGCCGCCCCAACCACCGGTCCATCCGGGGCCACCGCTGACCCCAACCTCGGTGTTGTCCATGTGCATAAACTTCGGGGTGAAGTCGTCGACGTGTCGTGTGAGTTCCAGACCCGGGTAGAAGAGATTGGCCTGGACCAGCCCAGACCAGCGGTGCCAATAGTAGTATTTCCAGTCCAGGACTGGGCTGATCGGGAGGTCGAGGCCGCCGCCGCTGCTGACGCGGTAGTGGATCACGTGCCCGGGGCTGGTGACCAGGCCGAAGCCGAAGCGCGAGGTGAAGCCGTGATCCTGGACCGTGATCTGGGGCAGGGCCTCGGCCATCTGCGCGGTGGCGCTGCTGATCTGGGCCTCGATCTTGGCCGTATCCGACGAGGTCCTGGCGCCGTGGAGTTCGGCGAGGAGGGCCTGGTACTTGGCCTCCAGCTCAGACTGCTTCTTGACCACGATCTGGAGCCCGCCCTCGCTGGGGACGTACTGGGTCTGGACCACGGTCTTGCCCTGGGCGTCGCGCACGAGCTGGACCAGTTGGTTCTGCTTCAGCATGTACTTGGCGAGGACGTCCGGGGGTAGGCCCTGCTGCGCGAGCCTCATCGTGTCCTGGACCGCCACCTCCTTGTCGTGAAGGTGGATGAAGAAGACGGCGACGCATACGGCTAGGGCCAGGGCTATGTGTTCGATACGCCGGACCCAGAGTTGTATCTCATCCATTGTCGTCGCCTCCCGCCGCCGGGGTGTCCGAGTCCGGAGCCGTGTCGTCCTTCGGGGATTCTAAGGCAACCACGGGGTTGTCGGCGTCTCCTACCGGGGCCTGGGCTTGATCACCCGCCCACCCTGAGGTCCCCGGGATTGGGAACGCGTTCGCCGAATGCTTGTCCATCTGTCCGCTCCACACGTAGTGGACGAACACCCACCCCGCGAGGCTGCCAGTGGTCGTGATCGCGGTCGTGATGCAGTCGTGGCCGTAGTGAACTACGCCGTAGACGATGATCCACGTGTAGAGCGCTAGGAACAAATAGTTCCAGAGCGCCCTGAGCGATCCCAGGTCGTGGATGAACTTCTGCACCAGGTTTATCCTAGTGAATTTCTTCGCCTTCTTGGCGAGGAAGTTGAATATCTTCTTCATTTTGCCTCCCAGGTCTTCAGACCTTTCCGATCATCGTATAGACCCCGTTCTGCATCCTCAGGACCTGACCACACCGCTTCGGGTCCCGGTAGGGTGCCCCGAGGCTCAGGTGTAGCCAGAAAACGCGGCCATACGATCTCTGCGCAGTCTCGACGATCAACTGCCCGAACAAGAATTTTTTGAGGCGACCGAACTTCCACAGCTTCTGGAATGCGTCCTCGACTCCTGCGGCTGTGTCTGCCGATCCGTCTTCATGGACGTCGGCGGCCTCGCATAGCATGTGCTGGGAATGCGTCGCCGATCCCGGGGTAACGCCATTGAGTTCGGGACAGCGGTAGCCGCTGTTGGCCACCAGCCTCTTACCGATCAGGTCCTCGGCGCGGCACAGCAGGGTGTCGACCGCCAGGAGCTTGTCGATCTGCTCCGGGGTCAGCATCCGGTTCTTGGCCTGGAGCGCGGCGTTGCTGGTCACGGTCAGCTGGTACAGCGTGCGCCGCATCAGCTTCCGGTCCGGGGCCACGATCGCTGGCCTCGGCGCGGGCGCCAGCGCCGGGATCGCCGGGGGCCTGGCCCTGGGCATCGCGCCCTGGGGGATGTAGCCCTCTCCCGAGGTCCCGGTTAGGACCCGGAAGATTCCAATGAGTAGTTCCACGAGTTTAGCCCACATAGCGCCTCCTCTCGTCTCGGACGAAGCGGACTCGCCTACGCCAGCGTCCCGAAGTAGCCGACGTTTCCGCTGTACGTCTTCCCGGCAGGGACCGACTCGTCGCACAGGGTGGTGGCCACGGTACCGTCGGAGTTGAGCACCTGTATGACGATGCGCTGCCCCGGAGTCAACCCCGAGACCTCGAACGCTTTTGTGGTTTGGCTCAATGTCATGTCAGTCATTTTTATTCTCCTTTAAGTTCTGATGATTGGGGTGTAGGCGCGGCATGGCTGGATGTTATTGTGAGACCCGTCGCCTCCGGTGCTGCTAGAATCCTGCGACCCATAATTGGTGTTATAATTCGAGCCCCCACCTTGGTTCGGAGTATACGCGTTCAGCGCGTAGGTGGAGTGGGTGTGCGCTGGCATCTCTGCGATGGTTAGAGTATGGAGTTCTTCCCCGTATGCTCCATAGAGGGTCTTCGCCGTCAGCCCTCCGGCTATTGACGGTTCAGTTCCTAGCCCCCGGTCGAAATCGACGGCCTCGCATTTCGGGTGCTGTGAAGTCGAACTGTGGCCGGGCAAGACCCCGTTGAGGGCGTCGCACCGGTACGCGCTATGGACGCGCATGGGGCCGACGAGCGGACGAGCTCCGCCTTCGAGCCACCCGGCAAGCATGGTGAGCTTTCCGACTTGGTCGTCGGTAACGTCGCGGTTCGCGTCCTGGAGCTTGGCGTTGTCCGTGCGCGTCATCTCATAGAGAGAGAAGTGCGTGGACAGGGATTGGTCGTCACGCATTGCGCTTCCTCCTCTTCTTCTTGTAGTGGTCCTTACCTCGGCCTATCGCCTTGCGGCAATGGTCTCGGACTTCGGTCATGACCTTGACCAAGAGCTCCCGGATGTCGGCCAGGGCGCGGACGACTTCCATTGCGGAGCCGCCCACCACCACCAGGAGCTTGATGGTTTCTATGAGCAGGTGAATCAACCGAGTCTCCCACCGTAGTTGAGGCTGGCGGTCAGGGTCTTGCCTCCTGCCGGGTCGCATTGGTCGTTGATTAGAGTCAAAGCGACGCTCCCGTCGGCGTTCTTGACGACGGCGTAGAGCGACTGGCCCGGGGCCAGGGTGAAATCGACGTTTTCAGCGACGGATTTTGGGACGATGATGGCCATGAGACCTCCTATTGATACCTGATGATGAACATGACGTTGGCGTTCTTCGGGCGGGACTCTTGGTTCCCACCAGTCGGGCTGTCGATGATGTTACCCGTGTTAGCGGCCTGCGGGTACGGCCAGTATGCTCCCGCGCCGCCGCTCAGATTTCCGGAGGCGGGATTCATCGGGTGGAGATGACCTCGGTCCACGTCCATCTCGTAGGAGCCCACAGTGTTGCCGCTCCGGCCGCCAGGCAGACGGTTGAAGCGAGATGCGGCATCGGGGTCGGTGAGAGAGTCGGTAGAGTCGTGGCTCCAACCTCTAGGGAAGCACCCGCGCATGTCCGGGAGGTTGAAGTGGGTCCCGTCCGGGGTGCCCCACCGGTCTCCGATGACCGCGTAGAGGTCGGGATACGAGACCGTGAGCAGGCTCGTCCCGTCGCACTCCATCCATCCCGCAGGCGCGTTCGGCCCGCAGAACATGGTCATCGAGCCGACCGGGACCGAGGCGAGGGTCGTCCACGCTGCGGAGGACGGGCTGGTGGCCACCGGTACCTGGCCGACCGTCGGGGTCCCGGTCACGGGTATCGACAACGACCTAAGGAAGGGCCTGACGTCCTTGATATTCCCCTGGGTCACGATCGGAGATGATCCGTTGTTGTAGACGCAGACGACCTCGGCCAGGACCAGACCCGGCGTCGGGTATGGCGGAGGCGTCGACGGAGTCAAGAGCGAGTATCCGGCAGAATTCTCGGGTACGGTGTTTAGGTTCCCGGAATCATCCAGATAAACCAGGCCCACGTAGCTGTTGGCGGCCAGGGCCAGAGGCACGGACGGGAGAGCGATGCTGCCTCCAGAGCACTGGACCTTGTTCGCACCGTCACTAGCAACGAAGTAGGGACCAGTTGCGACGTTCAGGTTGATATCCGGTGTCGCCGAGGCGTATGGCCGCAGCTGGTCGAGGCCGACCTCGGAGATGAAACCGTTGGTGCTCATGGCCGCGTTCATCCCGATCTCGATCTGCTGAAGCGCTCCCTGGACGGTAGTGGACGTTATCTGGAAGTTGTTGGGGTTGCTCCCGGTGACCGGTTGGATTCCGACTAGGGACGCGCCTTCATCAGGCCCGACTGCCGCCAGCGTGGTATAGCTCACGAACCCGCTCTCCAGAGCCACTAGGGAGATGTTCGGGCTGTACATGGCCACCGTGGTCGCAGCCGGTGACGGGGTATTGATCCCGTAGCTCAGCTGAGACCCGACCACGCCGTTTATAAAGTAGGATGGGAGCAGGGTCTTCGGCGCCTGGAAGAAGCAGCCCGTTACCGTGGGGTTGCTGGCGATCGGGGTCGGCAGCGTTACTCCGTCGAGGATGTTGATCGCCGCAGATGCCGAGCCCGGACCCATAATGAATGTGGTGTCGATGATCAGGGGATTGGATATATTCGTTATGTCGATGATATCGACTGCCGCCGGTGTCCCGGAGGTGCAGTCCGCCGAGCTGAAGGTGCAGTTTGAGATCACTGGGTTCGATCCGTTCGCGACCACGGCGTTGTTCCCGTTGTTGGTGCACGAAGTGATGCTGCAAAGGGCACCCGACTTCACTACTAGACCCAGGCTCGCGGCGTTATTGCCAACGGGGGTGTCTGCGGCGTCACCGGTTCCGCCTAGGATCAGGCAGGCCGTGAACGTGGCGTTCACCGAGAGTCCGGTCATGACCACGGTCGTCACCGTGCAGTCGGAGAAGGCGGAGGTTGATGTCCCGGAGATGAACATGCAAGCCCCGACCACGACGTCGGTCCAGGTCAAGGACGTGCCCGAGACCACGATCTGGTTGATCGTCGAGGTGATGTCGCTGCTGGTCAGGGTATTCACCGAACCGCTGAGGCTAACGCAGTCCGTGGCCGTCCCCGCCACTGGGCTAGACAAGGACGTGATCGGGGCGATGTTAAAGTCCATGTCCACGGCAGTGAACGACTCGCTGCTATACAGGGCCCGATCATTGGATGTCACCGAGCACCCGCTGGCGATCATCGTCCCGTTGTTGACCACGGCTCCGATCCCGGGGTTCGGGCCCGTGCTGAAGGCGGTTACTTCGGTGTCGGTAATGGTCACGGTCGCGGTCGTGTTCACGACGCCCGCCGCCGAGGTCGCCCCGACCCAGTTCCCGCACCAGATATAGGAATCTTGGATCGTGAGCGTCGACCCGATATTGGCCAGGACCCCGACGGTTCCGAGGGCGCCAACAGGAGCCGTGGCCTGGCTCTCGCCGTATATCTTTTGGCCGATCAGGCAGTTGCTGATCGTAGCCGACAGGACCGACGCCCCGACGCTGACGATGACGTCGTTCCCGGTTAGGCCGACGCCGATATCCAGGCCTAGATTCGAGACCGTGACATTGTTAGCCGAGATCGTGAGCGCGTTGAAGTTCCCGCCAACGATGGGCGCGACCCTGATCGTGGTCGTCGTCGGATCAAGGCCCGTTAGCGTGACGTAGGGATTGACCATCGTTATCGGGAACTCGCTGACGTAGGTCCCGGGCTCGACCAGGACCACGTACTGGTTCGCGTATCCTACGGCGGTCGGCCCAGACATCGGTATGCTGTTTAGGGCCTCCTGGACGCTGGTGAACTGGCCCCCGGTCTGAGACACGGTAATGAGGTTGTTTGGGGAGAAGTTCTTGGACAGGGCCGCGATCGGCCTCACGTCAATCACGTCTGAGGCGTTGATCGCGGTCTGGGCCGTGTATCGGTTCACCATCGCTAAGGGGAAGGTCCAGGACCCGGTCGGGACCGCAGGGGCCAAGGGGTTGTTGACGTTGACGGATTGCGCTATGTTGATGGAGTACTGTACCTGCTCGCGGTAGGCGCCTGGGCCAAGGGTCGGGTCCTCGATATTGGGGTACTGGGTCGCGGTGACGTCCGCTATCGAGACCGTGAGGTAGATCAAGTCTGTCCTGGGTGCGGTCGGGACACCGACAGGCATGTTGTAGATGAACTGCGGGGGCGCGCCTATGGCCTGGTGCAGGCCATCGGGGAGGATTAGCCGCTGGCCCTGGGTGTAGATCGCGCCCAGGGTGATGTTCACGGCATTGTCCAGGCCGCTGGCGACGACGAGGAAGCCCTCGCCCAGGGCTCCGTCAGTGATCAGGTTCTCGATGAACCGCTGCCTCTCGTTGTTCTGGATGTCCTGGAGTTCGACCATCTCGAAGTCGGCGGGGTGAGTCCCCTCCTGGAAGACCACGGTCTCGAAGCGGTTGGCTTCGTCGAAGGTTCTCTTGCTCAGCTCTGGCATGGTAATGGCTCCTTTAGAACGCTATTGCCCAGCGAATGAAAACGCCCTGGCCCGTGGTTATGTTCGTGAACGTCGGCACGCCCCAGGCCAGTATTTTCGTGCCCGCGTTCCCTATGATGGCGATCTCCCTGATGGTGTCGTTTATCCCGAGGTTGAACTGGGCCCGGACCAGAAGGTTCGGGTTCGGCTGATCGGAGACGTCGAGCAGGTTCGGTTGCAGGAGTTCGAGCGCAACCGGTCCATTGATGGCGCGGTCGCCCAGGAACGATACCTGGGACGGGGAGACCCTGCCAAGCTCGTGGAACATCCGCGTGGGGTTGTAGAAGGTCCTGGCCCCGATGTCGCACTCCACGTACCCGATGTACACGATCGTCCCGTTCGGAGGCGTCGGCGGCGTCGTCTTTCCCAGCGATGGCATGTTCTGGACCTCGCCGATGCCGTAGGCTCCGGACATGGTCCCGGTGTCTATGAGGAACAGATGGTTGAAGCAGTCCTGCTGCAAGCAGTTCGGCCCCGTGGCGCTGTTCCCGAAGCTCAGGGCCAAGTCGTGGGAGGTGTTGGCGACCTCGATGAAGTAGAAGGTGTTAGGGAACCCATTCGGACCGAAATTGTACACGGGGAAGTCGTTGTGGAGGATGACCGGGTCTATCCCGGTCATCTCGAAGTTGTTCCCGAGGCGGGGGTTGGTCCCGAACGAGGAGTAGGCGCCCCCGACGCCGGAGCCGACCGCGACGTGTGATATCCCGGCGAGGGCGCTCTCCGGGGTCTGGCCCATGTCAAACAGGGTCAAAGACGTGGTGTTCCCAATGAGGCCCAGATCATACGTTGGGTTCCCGGATACGGTGCGGTAGACGTTGTAGCTCAGGGCCCCGGCCACCGCTGACCATGAGATCGAGTTGTAGTTTGCTGACCCTAGGCCAGCGTTGCCCGTCGCCGTCGTCGCGATAGAGAACGGCAGGCCTTGGCCGTAGGCGGTAACGGACTTTATCACATATGCCCACGTCGAGGAACCGGCGGCTCCGACGTTGGCCACCGCCGATGACCCCGGAGCCGGGATCGAGAAGTCTGTAAGCTGCTGCTCGGCGGTACCGGCCATGAGCTGGGAGATCAGGGTCCTTCCGTCTCTGCTCATCTGTTGCTGCGTGCTGAGTCCGCTCATGATATTTCCCCTATATTCCTGCGTTGAATCGGAAGAGTTTGGCCGTGTCCAGCGAGCGCCCATAGAAGAAGACCCCGCCGTCGAAGGCCAGGCCCTGCACCCGCTCGTTCACGACGTAGGTCTTGGTCAAGACCAGGGTCTGACCCAGGGTGATCGGCGGATTCGGGATCGAGAAGACATGGACCGTGGTCGAGGTCCCGTTATACAGGGCCGTGGCCACCAGCGAGCCGCCCCCAAGTTCGATCGAGATCGAGCCCGTGGCGAGGTTGATGAGGTCTCCTGGGTGCCCCACCGGGTCCTCAGTCACCGTGGGAGGCACGTACACCGACGGCAGGGGTATGCTCCCGACCACGGCCCCGATCGGCAGGGGGTTGTAGCCCAGGTACCCGGCGCTGGCGCTGGGCGGGACGAGGCTCATGTCCACCAGCCAGATTTTCCCGGCCAGGTCCACGATCAGGACCTTGGAGACGGCGTCCGAGACGAAGTCCAGGACGTAGTTCTGGATGTTGAATATCTCCACTGCCTGATTCGTGCTGCGCTGGACCTGGAACAGCGTAGTGTTGTAGGACGTGGTCGAGCCTGAGCTGTCGGTCTGGAGGACCATGCACAGGCCGTTGCCTCCAGCAGCCTCGATGCGCAGGGGCTGCGCTGAGGCTCCGACCTCTCCCAGGAAGGGGAGGGATATGAAGGGCTCAATCGGGTGCGTGATCGCCAGGGTCCTGTCCCAGTTCTGGAACTCGGTCGGGGCCGAGTCCCAGGGTGCGATGCCGCTGACCCCCGCGCCTTCCTGGGTCGCGAAGGTCCAGCCATCGTAGATTCCCAGGCCAAGCGCGCCCCAGGACTGCGAGTTTCCGGAGAACCCCGCACCTTGACCCGCGATCCCGACGTCGAACAGGCCGCTGTCGTTGCTGGCCCCAGACCAGGCCAGGGTACTGATGGGGGCGACCACGCGCGCCAGGGTCACCGCGTCTATGAGGTACATGGAGTCCCCGGCCCCGGCGGCGACCACCCTCGTCAGGTCCCCGCTCTGGATCGACGCGGTCCCGGCGTAGTCCGAGGAGGACGCGAGGAGGATCGGCTCGTAGCCCACGGGGTTGTTCGTGACCTTGACGATGCCGTTAGCGCACCCCGCGAACACGCCGTTTCCGTTCTCGGTCAGGGCATCCCTAGAGCCGAAGGTCCTGACGACGTTGACCATGCCCAGGGGCATGAAAACGGCGTCGTACAGGGTCTGATGCACCGTCACCGAGTTCGGGCCCGACTCGATCGCGGAGAACATCGACGCCGAGTAGCTGAGGACGTCGCCGATGTTCCCGGGGGCGACCAGGGCGTTGTCGACGTACGTCATGGGGGAGGCCGAGGCCGGTATCGTGGCGATGGCGCTCATGGCCGAGCCATTGACGCTGCGGCTGATCAAGACTTGATCGCCAGCGGCGTAGGCGTACCCCGCCGGGGGCGTGATCGTGAGCGTGACCTGGGTTCTGTTCGTCTGCGACGTAGTGATAACGGGCGCGCCCATTCGGCAGGTGAAGACGGCGATGTTTGATTGCGGAGAGGTGTTGTCCGCGTCCACGGCGTAGACCCAGTACTGCACGGTGTCGCCCATGTTCATCGGGTATGTGTCCCGGTAGCTCCTCAGCGCCGGGTTCGCGTCGTTGCAGACCAGGATCGGGGCCTCGTACGAGGTGGGGGACCCGGTCACGAACTTCTGGCGCCAGACCTCGAAGCCGGTGGCCAGGGTATTGGCGTCGGACCAGGTCACTAGGTTCTGGGTCGACAGGGGCCTAGTCACCGCGACCCCGGTGGGGGCGGACAAGGCCAGGTCGGTCGAGACCGTTAGGGAATAGGCCCCGAGGTTCTTGGGCACCGCGACGTCGCTGAGTATGAGGTAGGCCTGCTTGATCTCCCTGACCCTGAACGAGACTAGGGCCCCGGGGGCGCCGTTGACGGCGACCGTGACCGTCGTCTGCCCAGGGGGCACGCGCGCGACCTCCACGAACGTGCCGTTGTTCGAGAACGCGGTCTCGATCGCGGTGTAGTCCATGTAGAGGTTGTTCGTGGTCCAGGTCAGGGTCGCCATGTTATCCGGAGTCCCCACGACCTGGAGGTCCTGCGGGGGGTCGAACGGGGTCGTGACGATGATCGGGATTGAGGCCGGACCCTGCTCCTGGTTGTCGAAGTTCTGGACGGAGTAGGCGTAGACCGCCCCGGAGATGATCGGGGCGTCGTCGACGAACTCCGTGACCGAGGCCGCGACGCTGGCGATAAGGGTCAGCGGGGCTCCGTCCATGGACTTGTAGACCAGGGTCCCGCGCACGAACGGGCTTATGTTCTGCCAGGACACGTTGATGACCCCGGCCCCGGTGATCGCCACTGAGACGTTGTCTGGCGCAACCAGCTCCTGGACGATGATGATCTGGATAGAGTTCGACCAGGGGCTGACCGCCGTCGCGTTATCGGCCCGAACCCGGTACGAGACGAAGGTCCCTACAGGGTAGTCGAAGACGTCGGTGAAGGAAGTGGTCCCCCCCGGGACCGTGATCAGGGGTCCGATCACGGGCAAGAACGCGGGAGCCTCCATGATCGTGCGCTGGATCGAGTACGATGTCTCCAGGTCCTCGTTGATGACCAGGTTCGTGTCGGTCCAGGTCAGGATCGCGCCGATGTCTGCGGCGGGGACCACGGAGACGAGGACGGGCGCGTTCAGGGGCGCTGTGACGCTGAATGCCGCTGACGTCGGCCCCGCGAAGTCCTGGTTGAAGGCCTCGACCTTGAAGGTGTATATCTGTCCAGGCACTATGACCACGGAGTAGACGTAGGTCAGCGTCCCCGGGGCAACGACGGCGACCTGGTCGAAGACCGTGGTGCTGCCGACGTCCAGGTACACGCGGACCCCCTTCTCGTCGGACACTGCCGGGTAGTTGGGGTCGGTCCAGACCAAGGTGATCTGGGTCCCTCCTCCGATGGTCGCGGAGGTGATGACCGGGGCCGCCATAGTCTGCGGCACGACCACGCTCTGGGCTGCGGAGAATGGTCCGACGTCGCCCGTGGACGGCGACACCGCCCTGACCCTGTAGGTGTAGGTCCCCGGGACCATGCCCAGGTACCCGAAGGCGTCGTCGTAGGCCCCGGTTGGGGCTGGCCCAGCGGCCATGGTCATCGAGGACAGGAGCAGGAACGGTCCGGCTCCGACGCTCCTCCAGACTTCGACCTGGTCACCGGCGCCGTAGGTGTTGGGGTCGGTCCAGGCCAGGGCAATGAGCCCGACCTTGATCGCGGGGATGGCCAGCGGCGGGGAGATCGTGAAGTCCGGGGTGTAGATCGGGACCGCCAGGGTCTGCGCCGAGAACGAGGATGGGACGGTGATGGAGGACGGGGCGCTGAGCGTCGTGGTCTGGTACTTGTTCGTGACCTGGACTTCGTAGGAGTAGGTGTGTCCGGGGGGAGGCGCGGAGGCCGCGATGGTCGCCCCCGGCAGTATGGTCACCCCGGGGGTTCCCGCCGTGACCGTGACGGCCCCGGAATCGGTGGCCGCCGCCGTATCCAGAGACATGATCACGGGAGTGGGTGAGGCGAGGACCCCGGCGGGGATCACTGCGTCGGAAAATGCGTAGGAGATTCCCGAGAAAGTGTACCCCTCTTCGGTCCCGGCTCCGGCGGACACGGTGTAGAAGTACTGGGTCAGGGACGACTCCACGGCTCCGGTATCGATCCTGTGACCATCGTTGCCGTTATCCGGGTTTCCATCCACGTAGTATTTCAGGAAGTAGGAGTACCGAGTCAGGTCCGCCCCGGAATTGGGGTCGCTGAGACCCAGGATCAGGGACGTCCCCGAGGCGGAAATCCCGGTGATCGACACCGGTTGGAGGGGGACGAAGGTATCGACCTCGAACAGCTCGAAGAAGTTGCCGCTGCGTACGGGTCTGATGACGCTCATGGGCCAGGTATCTCCTGCTGGGATATGAGGGCGATGAACTGGTGCGCGGGCGTGACGAAGGCCAGGGCAGGCGGGACGAAGGTGAGCATCCTTATATCCGCAGTATTGGCGACGCTCACGACCTGGACCTGGGTCCCGAACGGGTCGAATCCAAGGCTCCTGAGGAGCACGCCCGGCATCCACTCGGCCAAGGGGTTGTTCCAGGTATTGTTGGGCAGGGGGCTGTTCAGGATAAAGAACTGGGTCGGGTCCGGGGGCACGCCGGGGCCGATGAACCTGGCCGCGTCATTGAAGTAGTCCCGGATCACGACCGTGGCCGATGGTGCGTAGGCGTGAACCATGTCGATCAGGCACTGCTTGAACGGGGCCTCCAGGCGGGACTTGATAGTGCCTAGGAGGATGTTCCGGTACTGCTCCGTGGTGAAGCTGGGATCGAACGCCACCTGTAGGAGCGTGCCCCAGTTCGGTTGCAGGGTGTCGGGCCTGGCCGTGGCGATGTTCCGGTCGGAATTGACGCTGTTGATCTCGGCGTCCGCCGCGTTCATCTGGTCAGCCTGGAGCCAGATCGTGAGCAGGATGTTCGACGAGGTCAGCGACACCGGTACGAAGTTTATTGGGGTTGGCATGTTCTAGGGCACGTAGTACTGGGCCCGGATCAGGCTCGGGCCGGGGTTGAGCACGATCGTGGTGGACCAGCCCCCGGTCGCATCCGCGACGATGCTCGTGGTCGGAGACTGGTTGATGTTGTTGACGAGGACGATGATCGTGGACCCTGGGGTGGCCGTGCCCCTTACCGCTACGGACTCGATCTCCGGGACCGTGAAATCCGTCGAGGAGTTGTAGACGTAGTATGGGATAAGCTGGGCCATGGCCACGAAGAACTTGTTCGAGGCCTCAGGGAGGACCACGATCATGTCGATGATCGGCGTCGGCCCCACGGGGACCTCGATGCTTACCTGCGACGGCAGAGACTGGACTATCGGCATAGGTTTCTCAGCTCGCGATGTAGATCGTTATATCCCCGGCCAGCGGATACTGATCCCGGCCCAGGACGATGGTCGAGGCCGTGGCCTGGCCCCTGATCGCCAGCAGCGCCAGGGGCTCGGTATCGTTGACCCCCGCGACGCTGTCGATCAGATCGAAGCTGGTGCTGTACTTGATTGTGGCCCCGAGCGTCAACCCCCCGATGTACTCGGCGATGTTCGATTGAATCTGGGCCACGGTCGCGACGGGATCGGCGCCGGGCACGAGCGTGATCGTATCCGTTACGTCGATGAAGACCTCGATCGCGGACCTGGGCAACAAATTCCTGGCCGGGACCGCGTTCATGTTCTGGTTCATGAAGAAGTCGAGGGCGTTCTGCAACACGCCGTTGTACTGGTAGGTCACGGTCAGGACGTCGCCACCGCTGACCCCGGAGATCACGACCAGAGAATCGGTGGAACTCGTGCTCTCGGAGACGTCGCTGACGTCCTTGGCCAGCAAATACTGGGTCGGGGGCAGGGTCACGGATGTCGTGGTGTCGTAGACGCTTGTGATCGAGAGCACGGGCTGTAGGCTGAGGACCATCGGGGTTCCGACTAAGGTCGGGACCGTGATGGTGTCGACCTGAGTCAGACCTATGTTTGCCTCGGCCTGGATGTAGAGGTCGACGTAGCCTCCCGCGCCCTCGGCCCTGGTCAGCAGAGGGTCACCGGCGCCGACGACCAGGGCATCAATTACGTTTGGAAGCGTCAGGGCCAGGCGCCGGATGCCACGGAAGGTCACGGCGTCATTGGCCAAGAACGTGGCCTGTATCCTGGCCGCGAAGTCGGCGGCGGACTCGGAGTCGGTTCCGCCCGTGGTCGCGTTCTGGTTATAGACCGTGGACACGCCCGTGATCGTTGACCCCAGGAGCGTGATCGTCCCGGGGCCGACATTGCCCGCCGCGCCCGCGACCTGGGCCTGGATCGGGATCGTGACGCTGGATTGCCCCGGGTAAATGGTCCCGCTCTCGGTCGTGATGAAACCCAGTGACGTCTGGGCCGTGGTCGAGAGCGTGGACACCACCTCTCCCAGGGGCACGACGATCGGAATCGTCGTGATCTGAGGCGCACTGAACGTAGCGAACCCGGTGCTGAACGTTGGCCCGCCAGGGGTCAGATTGAAGTTGGCGCCGTAGTCGGCGAGTTCGGTGCCCTGAAACTCGTCGACGTTGGAGAGGGAGTAGATGTCGGCCACGCGTTGGATCGAGGAGTAGAGGTTGGCCAGGCTCGTGCTCGGGAGGTCGCAGAACAGGTTCATGGTCACGGACCCGTCCTGGGTCGAGGCCAGAGGCTGGAGCGCCCCGAGGTTGGTCTGCATCTCGGTCCTGACCGTGACGAAGTCCTTGAACGACGAGTCCCCCTGGAAGGTGTAGGTCGCGTAGTAGGCAACGCCGGTGGCGGGCTGCTTGCCCGGCAGCGACCAGTCCACGCCTCCGCTTGTCAGCTGATAGTCGACGCCAAGGGTGAAGTCGGCCTCGGACGCGGAGTACCCGACGTTGACTAGGGATAGGGCGGTGAAGGCCAGGGCGTCGATCCCCCCGGGATCGCCCTTGAACACCCGCTCTGTTATCTGGTTAATAAGAGGGATTGCCATGGTTTTTCCTTGCTATTGGGTTTGCCCTTGACCTGCGAGCTGCTGGGCGAAGACCAGGCGCTCCCCGGCCTGGCTCACGATCGCGATCTGGACCTCGATGCCGGTGTTCGAGGTCGGGATCACGGCGATGGCGTCGACGTGGTCGATCAGCTCCGAGTAGGTCATGGTCTGGATCGTGGTCTGGGTCGCTTGCAGGGATTGGAGCAGGGACAAGGCCTGCGAGCAGGTGTTGGCCACGATCCCCTGCACCGTCGAGAAATCCATGGGTTTGCCCATCAGGCCTCTCAGCTTCGTCCCGTACTGGACGTTCCCGGGGTCGGAGCCGAGTGGGGTCAGCATGATCTTTGACACGTCCTGGGCCAGCTTCGCCGTGTTCTGGACGATCATGGGGTTGCCGTCAGAGCCGAAGGAGATGTCGCCGTTGAGGAGCTGGAGGTCGTAGCTCATGCGAGTACCGTTATGTTTCCTGTGGTTATTTTTGAAGTCAAGGACGACGGCGCCAGATTCACCGCCGCCGCCGCCGCCGCAATCGATCCGGACAGGGCGCCGGGGGGAAGCACAGACGGGGCTTCAGATATGAATAAATTCAGGAACGCGGTTAGGGCCTGGACGAAGGGCCAAAATTTTGGGTCCGATGCCACATCGGACACCACGGTGTCATTGATTCTGGAAATACCTTGTCCGGTATATCCCATTGACGCAGGTATTGTTGGGGGGCCTGCCCAGCTGTTCAACACGATCTGGTTCCCGGACAGGTTCAGGGTTCCGGTGGCGGCGGCGATGCTAATGTGGCCTTTGAGTGCTATTAACTCGTAGTCCCCGGTCGCGAGCGTGGTGCTGATGTCTCCGGTGATCTCCACCGTGGAGTCCCCGTAGACGTTCCGGAACTCGTTTCCATATAGGATCATCTGATCCGGAACCGATCCAGTCGCGGTCCCGATCTGAGTGACTCTCCCGTTGCCCAGGGGATCGCCACTGATAAACACCGTCGCCGACGCGGCCTCGTATGAATCGGAATTGTCTATGCTCAGGTACCTGTCGGACATGCTTAGATTCGCGGGCCCGGTCAGCGTCTCATTCAGGCTATACGAATTTAGATTTATGCTGTTGTCGGCGTTGATCGTTCGGTCCTGGGAGCCCTCGACCAGGGACTGATTCGTGTCGAAGCTCTTGTTCTGAGTCATCTCCGTCACGGCGTTATCGGCCTTGACCATGTAATTCTGGCACTGGACCGAGAACGTGCCATTTGATTCAAAACTGACGTCCCCGGCGTTGGCGAATGTGACCTCTCCGGTCTTCCCATTTATGTAGAGCTGGAACAAGCTGGTCTTATCTCCCGCAGACTGATCCATGAGGTTGTCGGCCATGTAGCTGAGTTCAGCCTGGTTGGTCATGTACAGAGTCGATCCCAAAAGTTGCTTGTTGATCGAGGCCGGGAGCGGCAACTGCGTGACTGGGTCCATCAGGAAAGCCGGAGCATGGCAGTTCGGGCATTGCTCGATCAATGTCGTGGCGTTGATATTCGCTTCCCAGGCGGTCAACAAGGACGTTACGCCGCAGGTAAGGCACTTGGCGGAATCCCCGCGAACTCGAATATATACCTCTCCCTCTTGCAGGTCCTCAGGCATACCATAGACCTGCTTGTACATCTGGTAGTATGAGTCCGGGGCCATGGTGTTAAGGGGATAGTAGCCGAGGACCAGGGGCATCTGCATCGGTCTGATCCCGACCACGACATGTGTCCCCACCGTGGGAACGGCGAATATCCCTCCGCCGGGGTAGGCCATGGGCATAGGGATCGGGACCGTGGTCCTCGTGCTGGTCTTATCCAAGATGTTCAGGCTGCACATCATATTCACGGTGTCAACGCTCGTGATCTGGGCGAGCCTCAGGTACTTCACTTCCTCGACCGCCTGCCGGTTGCCCTGGTTAAAGAATAGGTCAGATAAATTATTTTTGATCATATCAGCACTTTGGATCGATGTATGCGATCGCCAGTCCCATTATGTAATACTGCTGCGTCAGCTGGTTGGACGGGGTCACGGTCAGGCTTAGATTTTTCTGCACGGAGCCTGAGGAGTTGGTCGCGATGATCGTAAAATTAATGGTGTTGGTCTGCCCGCTCATGACCGTGCTCGTCGTAATTGCTGCACTCGGACCGACTGGGGCGGAGTACGTTGTTGTGGTGGGTACAGACCTCGCCGCTGGGGCAGAACTTGAGGTCAGGACACCGGATATTTCTCCTGTATATTTATTTATCGATAATCCCTCGGGGAGACCGAGAGCGTTATATGAGGTGGGGTTGTTCAGAGCCACGATCGCGTACGTGAACGGGACCCCAACTTTTGCAGACGCCGACAGTTGACTGGTTATGACAGGAGCGGGCAACCGGGAGGAACCTGGAGCGGCAGAAGACGGAGCCGCTCCCAAAAAAGAGCTTAGCATAGAGGTAAAAGATGGTGGCACCGAGGCCGGAGGCGCGGATGGGGTAGATATGCTGACGTGGTTCCTGTCTATCGCACTGGGCAGGAATGAGTTAGTGTTGATCCAGATCGTGGGGACGCCCTTTATCGTATTCCCCAGAAATTCTGGGAGGTCGGCAATGATTGCTTGGGCCGCTACGACTTCCAGGGCGTGGCCCAGGCTGTAGGGGGACTGGGCTACATAGATATATGCCGCGATCGGGAATTTGAACGATATTATTGGCGTAGTGTCGATCCCGGCCTGCTGCAATGGCGCGAGGAAGGCGGAGGCCCCAGTTTTTTGCAGGATGTCCCCGGTTGGGAACGTCTCCCTGAGTACGAACTTTATCTTTGAACTCCCTAGATAGGCCTTGAATGCCAGTACCTCGGGGTTCGCGATCAGGGCCGCAAGCTCTTGTTCGGCGGAATTTATTTCCTTCCCTATGAAATTATTCAACTTAGTTAAGTAAGCCGCGACCAGCTCCGGGCCTTTGTTTTTTACATCTTTGAGGAAATTCCATATCTTACCCGGGGCGTTCTCGATGTCGGTCACGGCATTATTATACGCTGTTACCACCGAAGACCAGGCTTGAGATCGGGCCGCTACGATTCTGGGCTTTGACTGCTTCGGGTTCTTCTTCTTGCTTTGCTTGTTGCAGAGTGCGGATCGGATCACCGAGGTCGAGAGCACTGCTGAAATCTTGGTTATGAACGTTCTCGTGGCTGAGGCCTTCACCGGTTGACAGGTGAATCCGAACTGACTTGAGGTACCGGGGTTTAACGCTGCGGGATTTCCCGTCGCGATGAAGTTCAACTTGGCGCTGGCAACGCTCACGAAATTAGTGGCGTTCACCGCCGCGTTCCCCTGGCCGTAAAAGTTACACATGCTGGTGTACGTTTCGTCCGTCTGTGGTCCGGACGTCCCATATCCCACGCTACCGCTGGGAAGCGCGTCTGTCCAATGCCGACCATGGGTGAGCCCTAGGGTTGTGGTAAAATCCTTGCCCTGCGTGTAGCTGTGGTTAATGGTTGATATGTAGTAGACGAGCATCTGCTGCAACGACGTGAGAGTGCTGTTCGGGGTCGTGGTCGAGGGTGCCGTCGACGTAGACGTGGCCGTCGAGACCGTGGAGTTGGCGGGCAAGGACACTCCTGGAGCCGAGGTCGCAAACGGGTTTAGGCTCACCGATTGCAGGGCGCCCCCCAGGTTTCCGACAAAGGCTACGGTGTTGCACAGCCTCAGCTCGGGAGTCCCGTTTATGGTCACGGTCGCCGACTTCAGCTCGGCGTTGCGTCGGTTCAGGAGCGCGCGACAGTAACTGGCGCGGCCCTGATCGACATTATACTGGTCACCTTGGTTGGCCTGGCTCGGACCAACCTGCCCAGACGGGGGCGGGGTCGTGCCACTGAAAATTGGCGATGATTTTTTCTGGTACCTGACCGCGTACCTCTGGAGGACTGGGGTTGAAGTCTGGACAAAGGACCTGCCCTGGATAATAGGATCGATCGTGCTACCGTTTGCGAAGAAGCTCGGTTGCGTGTCGAGTTCCATCACGGTTACCACCGCCTTCTCGTCCACGGAGTGAGCTTCGGAAATAATGTCGATGTCCTCGATGTAGTACTGGGGGGCGAACGGGTTCAGATAGTAGAGCGGCGGATGATAGTTGAGGACCCCCATGTTGTCGGCGTACCACTCGAATTCTTGGACCTCGGCGATCTGGGCGCAGACCTCCCATTTTGTTAGTTCATCCGTCTCCCACATCCTGAACGCGTCCCGGAGCTGAGTCGCGTACGGTGGCCAGTTATTGGCCAGATCATTGAAGATGTTGACCTTGATGTCCTTAAAATCCCAGGCCAAGTTCACGACCTGGTTCCCGATGCTCACGGTTGATGTAGTTGTGCTCTTAGTCGCCGCCGCATTGGTCGCGGTCGATGTCGCGGCGGTGGACGCGGTTGGAGTCGTCCCGGGGATGGCAAGTACTGGCGCTGGAGTAGTCGCTTGATTGGACAAAGCGGTCGCGGAAGCCGAAGTCGATGTCGCGGTCATGACCGTGGCTGGCATGTATCCGGGGCCGCTTTGAACATTGACCGTCGTAGCCACGAACGTGGCGTTGGACATTCCCAGGATGGAGCCCGTCTGACCCTGGATTACGCTCTGCACCATTTCGCCGCCGGTAAGATTATTGGGCTGGTTCTCGGCGGCGATCAGGCTGCTTCCAAAGACCGTGGTCTGTAGGCCGAGGCTGTTCAGGGTCGTATCCAACTGGGGGTCGATGTTTATCCTGGCGAGGCGCACCATCCTCCCGACATCCTCGCCATCGACCTTTACGGCCACGGTGCTGCCTGAGTAGGAAACGCTAGTTTTAGTCACGAATCCGGTGAAAATGGGGTAGTAATCGGTGGGGAAGTTAGCGCTCACAGAGTAGCGCCTCCTGGCCCAAATCTGAATCATGTCGAAGGGCGCGATCGTGGTTTCCCGCATGTTCGCGGTTAAGATGCTCAGGGTCCGAGCCGGGATCGCCGACCCGCGCGTGGTCGTTGATCCGCTAGACACCTGCTTCTCAAGGTTCGCCATGTTAAAGACGTCATTGACCTGGAGCCCGAAGAAGAGGTCTGGAACCTGACCGTTGGCTGCCAGGGGCAAGTGGAAGGTAACGGACCCGGTGCCGGGCTGTCCCTTCCTGTTCATCGAGGTCTGCATCGAGTAGGGGCCGAGCAGGCAGTCGAGCAGGATCGGATCGTAGAAGGGTTGGAGCGCTGAGGACTTTTTCAGGACCGAGAGGTTGCTCTTGGCGTCGTTCAGCTGAGTGTTCAGGATCGCAATCTGTTGCTGGAGGTCTATTGCGAGTCCGAGTTTGTCGGTGGAAACCCCGACCAGATTTTGGAGGGCATTCAAGTTGGTGATCAAATTGCTGAGCAGCGTCCCCGTGGTCTGCTGTCCGGGGATTGCCGAGGTCCCGATGCTATTAATAAAGGCACTGGCGACGTTGTTCTTGATCAGAGTCGTGAGCGCATCCTCTATGGCTGTACATGTGTTCTGGATGTCGGCCATCGGCAATGGTATGGTGTTTGATATTGAAGTCACGTTGTTTAAGGTCGTCTGGAAATTTGAAGAGGCCTGGGAAAGAGGGGACGGTGCAGTCGGGCTACTCGGAATCGAGTTGAAATTATTTATGTTCGTAACCAACTTCGGGTAGAATGCGAGGTCGGTCTGGAGCTGGTTCTGCTGCGCCGTGCTGAGGCTGAACTCGGAGGGGTTTATTGATAGGCCAGCCAACTCATTTTTGAAACTGGTTAACTGGGCGCTCAGGCTCGCCACGTTCGCGATTGCCTTTGCGAGGTTGTCCTCGAATTCGGTGGCCACGGACCTAGCCTTGATCGTGACCTGCTTATTAAACTGCGTTGGCTGATACGATGCAAAGGCCTGTTTTATCTGCTTATCCGAGGGCATCGTCACGTCCTGGGAATAGGCCGAACCCGTGATCTGGCTCGGGGCGAGCGTAACGCCAGGAACATAGGTCAGCTCTCCGGGGACCAGGAGCCTCCGGAAGAAGACCTTGATGTCCGGTTGCGGCGTGATCACGTTCGGCATATTAGAAGAGCTGGACCCCCCAGCCGCTGCCGTACTGAACGGGAGACGCTGCGATCGCGCTTATGTTAGTTTTATTGATGTTGCCGAGCTTGTTCATGTTGATGAGATTCGCTGCCGTCGTCGCGATGTTGCTGCTGAGGACAGAAGTCACGTTCTTGGTCACGGTAAACGTGAAGCTATAGGTAAACTGGTACGGGACGTCGGCGCTAAGGCTATAGGAAAAATCGTTGAAGTACCCGTTCAGGACCTGACTCTCGTATAGCATGGAAAGGATCGGGTTACCGAGGAATGGCTGGGCATCGTTGAATCGGCTCTGGTAGCACTGGCGCTTGAGCAGCTCGAACGCGGCCAGAGGTTGCTTGCTGACCTGGAAGTAGGCGGTGGCCGCCGTCACGGTTATGATCTCAAGGTCGTGGCCCCAAAACTGGACGACGAAGCCGCCGCGCGTTGGTTTCTTGTCCAGGAGTACGTTCTTCTTTACCTCTATCGTCTTCGGGTTCAGGTAGAGTTGGACCACGGGGTTCTGGACCTGCCCCAGCAAGAAGTCTGCGGAGTTGAAATTTGCGGTCAGGCTGCTGAAGTTCTTCAGCTGGCTGGCGCTGGGGACGGCGGCCTTCAGGAAATTGGTGGCATTCTGCCCGACCTGGGCCGTCAAGCCGTTGGCTCCTAGGGTCGCGACCACGAGGTCGGTGAACGCCATCTTCGTCACGTGGAGGCTGGATGCTGTCGGGATTATGGCCATATCTATACCGAGTAGATGGCTCTGCTGGCTTGTTCTGTTATTTTATCTGCCAGCTCGGAACACGCTAGTTTTATGTCGTCGCCTATTTCCCGACGACTCGCACCCACCGTGACATGAGCTTGAACATGTATGGTGGTGGTCGACGATCCGGCTTCTTCCTTGATATACCCAACAGGAGAGCGTGGCATTGGTTTTCTGGTACCGAATTTCTTATCCGGATTCGGATCACTGGTAAATATCATCGGTTCCCAACTTCCTTCCGGATGTTCTTTCCTTTCTTTTTGTTCGCGGGCCGCTTCATTCCATCCGTTCTTGAATCCCTCTCCGAAAGAAGTGGTACCGATACCTGTGTTGGGAACCATTTTCTTTGGATTTTCAGCAAAATCCCCTGCTTTTTTCATGGCCGATACTAACCCTTCCCTACCAAGTATCCCAAGTTCCCTATCTATTTCCAGTATCCTATCCGATAATTTCCTGGCAGAATCAGCAGCTTTTTCACCAGCTGTTGAAAGATTTTTTAGTGCGACTGTGGAAGCATCGCGCTGCTTATCCATGGTGTCGGCTACGGATTCTTTTCTGGTTAGATCGAGTTTTTCTGGATGCTCAAATTGCTTCTGATATTCTTCCGGGCTTGCCAGAGGGGAGCCCGAGAAAAGGTCATAGAGTTTTTGGAATACCAGCAGTTGATTTTGCCCGCCCATTTCCTTGGCCATGGTCTGGGCTAATCCGGCAGCCCCCCCAGATGCTTCGTAGGCCGATTTCCCACGATCGCTCATCATTGTGTGCAGAATCTCGTCCATGGACATGCCTTGACGCAGGCCCATCTTGGCGGCCATGTCCGGAGAATGTTGCATTATCATCGTGGCGCGCTCGATCATTTTGTCAAAGCCACCGGCTTCCGTCGAGTATCCTGCTGCAAGTTGCTGAGCAGTCACCGTGCCACGCTGAAGTTGCTTAGCGAATGTTGACGTCAATGCCGACGCCTCATCTGCCGATCCCCCAAGGGTCTTTATGGAATCTGATACGGAATCGAACTCCTTTGAGAATACAGTGATCCCGACACCGGCCTTGTGCGCTCCGGTCACGAACGACGCATAGGCGCTATCCATGGCTGGTCCAGATAGCTGGAATTGAGTTCCGAGTCTCGACACTATCTCAGTGCTTCTGCCTAGTTCTAATCCATTGGCAGAGTGCATCAGGGCTGCCAATCCAACAGAATGGGCAAGAGCATCGGTCGCCGCCTGACCGCGAGACATGCTTGACGTTGTGGCCCCAACAGCTATTCCGGCCTCAGAGAAAGATTGAGCCATCTTTGCCGCTTGTTCCTGTTCTATGTTGAGCTGGGTTCCAGCTGATATCATGCTATCAGCCATCGTCTTAAACCCAAGTCCGGTTTCTTCGGCGGAGCCGCCCATTGCCAGAACAGATTCCCCGGCTGCTCTTTGAGCCATAGTCGCGTCATCAGCTGCCCTGACCTGGGCGGTCAAGGCATTAGCGGCTGCGGCAGCTATTGTCGCAAGGGGCGCCATCTCAGGAACTAATGCGCTGATGGTTGTCGCCAGACCATTCGCCACATTATCTATAGCGTTTCCCAAATTCCTGGTTAAGGCTGTTCCTGTTGTTACCGTGACCGCATTGATCACCGACGAGATTGTGTTCAGAGCCGACTCGGTGGCAGAGACTGCTGTTGCCAGTTGCCGCAGCTTCTTGTCTGACTCCTCCCTAGTTTTCCTCTCGGCATCGGTAGCATGGAGCATCTTCCCTAGGGACTCCGAGACCTTGTCCATGGCATCGGCAGCCCGGCCCATCGCGTCCGAGGCCTTCCCCGTATTCTCGGAAGCGCTCTCCACGGATTTGATGTAGTCTTCCAGTTTTGGGTTCGAGGGCATCAGCGACCCCGGCCCCGGCATATTCGGCACTTCCGGATCAGCCACGTTCAGCCTCCTCTGCCCACTTCTTCCTCAGCTTCGCCAGGGCCACAGGGCCCTCGGCGTCGACCTTTCTTCCGTTCGTGATCAGCTCCTGTACCCGGCGCTCATGATCGAAGTCCACTATCTTTTTTACCTTCACCTGCGTGCTGCCCGCAGCCGTCTTCGACATCGACGAGGTCTCCGTCACCGGCTTCTCCGGGGTCGGGTCATCGTCGCTACCGCCCCCGCACATGATCCTGGAGATGGCCTCTACGACTTGCCTGGCCTTCTCCCACTCCCGGTGATCCTCCATGATAGCGCACCGGATGTACATGCGTCTCTGCCACTGCGGCAGCCGGTAGAACTGGTCGAAACCTCCGAGACCCAGCGCCCCGACTACTTTCCAGCACCAGTAGAGGTAGTCGGGGTCGGTGCGTTTTTTTCGAGCGCCGCGACGGCCTGGTCCCTCTTGGCCTCCAACTTAACCAATTCCTCGTATACCCGGTTGATCACCGGTGGGTGCCACTTATAGATCAGCTTCCTGGCCTTGCCCAGCTCCGTCAGGTTCTGGGACTTCTCCTCTTCCGTCACGGAAAAAGGCACGCCGTCGATCGTGCTGATCGCGCGTGCCAATTTCTCGATCTTGAGGACGTGCTCTTTGGCCTTGTCCGCGAAGGGCGTGGCAGCGGCATGGGCCATGACCTCCGCGTCCGAGTCCAGCGTCTGCATCGCGAACTTGTGCCCGAGTACGGTCGGCGCGTCCTTGACGCTTCCGATTGCGGCCAATTCTTCTGCGGGAATCATTAGATTTCCCTCCTTATTCTGTCGTAACTAGCCCTTTTAGGCTCCCGGCAACCGCCCACTGTTTAGTAGGCGATCTGATTCTGGGTCACGGTCACCTTCGACTGCGCCGTCGACGTGTTCTGCGCGCTGATGTCCATGGTCTCGACGACCAGGAGGTCCCCCGTGGCCTTGATCGGCCTGGTGTAGCGCGTGATCCAGCAGTTGTTGTAGGTCGTGATCTGCTGCGCGGTGGGGTCGACCGGGCTCTGCTCGTAGACCTTGGCCGTGAAGCCGATGGGCATGTGCGCCAGGTCGAAGATGCTGTCCATGGTCGTGCCCTGGGCCTGTAGCCATGTCGTCAGGGCCGTCACGGTCTGAGCCATGGTCAGGCCCGCTGCGGCGCTGATCCCGGCCAGGTTCCCGCTGTCGATCGCTAGCGCCACGATATTGATCATCGTCGCGCCGTAGATCGCGATGTGCTCCAGGGCCAGGGTCACCGGCTTCGGCTGCCCCGGCGCCATCTCCACGACGCCGACGCTCCCGATCTCGTAGATCGGGGTCACTTCTCGGGACTGAGTCTCGGTTGCTTGCCTGGCGTAGCCGATCGTGAACTGGCCGATGGCCAGCTGCACGTTCGGGCTGAGGACTGCGTTCGTTATTGCGTGGTTTCCGGTCACGTCTGCCATGGTACTCCTCCTCTCTCAAAGATGACGGCTTAGGCCAGGCTCAGGTCGATCGTGAAGTTGATGAGGATGTCCAGGACCTCGCCAGCGGGCTTGTACGAGAACGACACCGTGTACTTGGTGATCGATCCCGGGTTCAGGAACGCGGACGACGGAGCAAAGGCCAAGATATCGCCGGAGGCGATCCTGGTCGTCAGGTACAAGTCCGTGATGTCCTCGATCTCGGACGGGACCGTGGGGCTGCCGCGTTGGCCCAGGACCTGGCGCCGCAGCTCGTTGCGCAGACCCGAGATCATGTCGTCCCTAGTCTCCACCGTGGGGATGCTCTTCTCGATGTCGCTGGAGATGTCGACGGTGACGTCGTTGGCCGTGGTTACGACCCCGCTGAAGCTCTCCAGGACCATGCCGCCGTTGTCGTCCATGGTGTCCATCTGCACGGGGTTGAACACGGTCACGAAGTCGTCGAAGACGGGGATGATCACGTTGAGTTCGGTCAGCGACACCTGCTGCGTGCTCCGGTACGCCGCGAGGGCAACGGCCACGTACGAGCCGTCGAGCGTGAGTTCCAACGCCGCGTTGTTGGACACGATCGACAGCTGCGGGTCGTAGTTGCAGGCGATGGTCAAGCGGCAGTTGTTGATGGCGTTGAAGCCCTGAAGCGCGGAGATCAGGGAGTTGTACGTGGAGTTGTTCTTGAGACCGGCGTAGCACCGGCGCTCGGACAGGAACTGCGGGTCCGCCATCTGGATGCAGTGCGCGAAGCACGCGGCGATCACGGGGTTCACGGACCCGTCCGCGAGGTTCCCGATCAGGGGCACGATGTAGTAGGGCTTGATCCCGGCCACCGGCTGCTGGAGCTTGAGCAGCGCCGCCTGGAAGTCGGCCAGGGTCGGGGCGCCGGGGGTCGCGGGCGTGATCTGGCACAAGATCAACTGGCTGGCGCCGATCCCGGGGTCCATCGCGATCTGGGCGGCCATGGACAGCTGCGAGGCTGGGTCCAAGGTCCCGGGGCTGATCACGGACGTGATGGGTCCGTACTGGGATATGATCGGACCGAGGTTTCCTCCGGAGAAGTACATCGGGACGTAGTCGGAGGCGACCTTGGCATAGGTGTAGGTTGTCCAATACACGGCATCCGCCGCCGGTCCGTGACCCGCGATCCAGACGATGCCGGTGGGCCCCAGGACGTAGTCAGTGCCCAGGGCGTAGTCGGTCGTGGTCTGGAAGTTGCCGACGCGGGTGATCACCAGCGGGGGGTGAGCCAGGGTATCGGTGCTGCCGACGGGCACGGGGTCCGTCGCCACGATCCCGGTGTCGCTGAAGGTCAGGCCCGTTACTTGACCGATCAGGCCGAGGCCGAGGGTCGCGGGGGAGTCGCCCTCGACCGTGCGGTAGACGTTGTAGCCGATGGCGCCGGGGATCGCGGTCCAGGACAGGGCATTGTAGTTCGTTTTGCTGAGCACGGCGTTGCCCGAGGACGTGGTCGCGCCTGCGGAGGCCACGCTCTCTCCGCCGGGGTTGGCGGCGGTGATGACGTAGGTCCAGGTCGCGGTTCCGGCAGTGCCCATGACCGTCAGGGTCTGAGACGCGGGGGGCAGGAGTCCGAAGCGAGTGTCCTCCTCCGTGACCGTGAACGTGGTCGACCCCTCTCCGATGATGGCCAGGACCCTCTGGGAAGCCGAGGTCGGGGCTCCGGTCGGGGACGGCGTGTACTGACTCGTGACTCTAGGCAATGCCATGGTAATCCTCCTGTGGTTTTTTGATCAGTGAATGCTCAGCCTTCCCCGATACGGATATCTCTGAAACGGTTTCCAGGTACTGGGCGGCTGCCGCCCACTCAATGGCGACGGAGACGCTGAGCTTGGACTGGTAGATTTGGTCGGCCCCGTACGGGGCCTGGGCGAATCCGGCGTGGGCGACGTCCAGGACTATGACCCCGTGCTTGCGCAGCTCCCGCTTCTTCTCGATCCACATTATGGCCATGGCCCGATCCGTGAGCAGGTCCCGGGCCTGCGTGTTCCGGGCCGAGGCCGTGACCTCCATGGTCATGTCGTAGAAGCCGCCGAAGACCATACCCGTGGGATGATGCGGGGAGGAGGCCCGGAAATTCTTGGCCGGGAACTCCTCGGGGCCGATCCTAGTCCCGAGCAGGGTCACGAAGTGGATGACCTTCCCCTCCGCCCTCTTCTCCTCGACTTTGAGCGAAAACTTGGGCCTCGGCTCCATCGCGGAGTGGTCACCGGCGTAGCCGAGGACTATGTCGTCTCCCGGGGTCGTGATCAGGGGCAGGTCGAAGACCCTCCTCGTGGCCGTGCCCCCGGGCTCCTCGACCAGGGCCAGCCCGAAGTAGTTTCCCATGGCGTCCCCGATGCCCATGCGCCGGAACTTGCCCGGCTTCCCGGTGACGGTCAGGCACGGGAAGTCCCGGACCTGATAGCCCCAGGCGTCGAGGACGATCGACTCCTCTGACCGCGACGGGCCCGTCTTGTCGGGCTGGAACAGGGCGTCGGAGGACAGGGCCCGGCGCAGGGTCGAGATCACGATCCTGGTCGCCGCGAAGGAGAGGTGGATTTCAGCCATGTTAGCCCAGGAAATCCTTGGGATTGACGAATATCGTGCCGTTTACGTTCTGAGGGTCGGTGACTAGCCCCGATTCCTTTCCCTGCAAGACGCGGAGCCTGTTGAGGTCACCGGCTTGGACGTCCAGGGGCGCGCCCAGGTCGAAGATCGACTCCACGCCGTAAATGGGGTGGGTTTGATCCATGAGTTCGACGTTGGCCTCTTGGATGATCATGACGCCCTGGACCCGGTACGGGGATACCGAACCTATCTGGTACCGGAGCGTGGCGTTGATGGCGGCCTCGTAGCTGACGTAATAGGTCGAGGACTTCTGGGGTCGGCGGCCCTCCGGGAGCCAGAGGATGCCGCTTCCGACGATGGTCGCGATGAAGCCCGAGGCCGGGAACTTGTCTTGGTCCGATATCCCGGAGCCGTAGCCGCCGTCTAAGGTCACGATGAAGAACCCGGCGTCGGCCATGGTCCCCTTCCGGAGGGTGGCGGTCACGCGCTTGCGCTTGGCCGCCTGGCAGAAGACGCTGACGGTCAGGCCCGGGGCGAAGCCAGCGTCAGCGTAGAGCGTGACCTTGGGCTGCGTCACCCCCAGGAGGTTGTCGTGCGCCGGTGGGTCCAGGGGCGCGACCTTGCCCAGGACACGGAGGACCCGGGAATCCGGGTCCGGGGGCGGGGTCAGGGCGTCGGCGACCGCGAGTTCGCCGCCGGTCAGGATGTAGTCGACGCCGTCGACGAAGTCCTCACCACCGCCGACCTGGGGAGGCACGTCGTAGCCGTTGTCCGGCGTCGAGATCGGGGCGGGGTTGGGGACGGATAGGGTGGAGCCGTCACGGGTCCTACTGATCTTGAGGACCTTCCGCGCGTTCAGCTTCAATAGGGGATCGACGTTGGGGTCCAGGGCGCCCCGGATCACGGGCTCGGCCTGGAACCTGACGCAGTCCGTGACCGGGGCCCGGGATAGGGAGACGACGAAGTCCCGGTCCCGAAGCGGGAAGTTTGGCATCAGCGTCAGCATCGGCTTCTGCTCAAGGGTGATCCCCAGCTCCGTCAGCTTCCTGGCCATGGGGTTGGGGCCGATGGTTCCTACGCTGCGGCCCATGAAGTCGTAGCCGCCCACGAACCTTGTGTTCCAGCAGATGCGGCAGCCGTCCTGGGCCTGATTCGTGACGGGGTCGACGCAGGCGCAGGTCTCGCCGAAGCGCTTCTGGCGGTAGATCAGCAGGTCCTCACCCACGGCCTTGAGCGCCAGCACCCGCGTGTTCAGGGCCTGATTCACGACCAAGTCCATGGCCATGATCTGGTCAGGCTGATCCTGGTAGGGCCCCAGGGGGTCGGGGAACGCCGACGCCGGGTCCACGGCCCCGGGGACGGGCGGGCGCCAGCCGGACTCGGGGGGAGCGACCGGGCTGAAGGCCTGGTCCGCAGGACCCCCGACGCTGCCGAACGGCTTCTCGAATTTTCCGTTCATCTTCCTATCGAATCCTCATTTGTCTTGGCGCGTATACCCTTATACGGAAAGAGAGCGGGCTCGTGAGGATTCCCTCGCCGTGGACGAAGCGCATCGTGCAGTAGAGCTTGATGGATTTGAGTTCTGTGGCGAAGGCCGACTCCTCGGCCTGGACCATGTTGTTGTAGAGCATGGTCCGGTTGATGCTGATCGTGGTCCCGCCAGCCCCGAGGTTGAACTCCTTAGCGGCCTCAAGCGCGGCCTGAGACCTCAGAGCGGCCAGGCGCGCGGCCACGAGGATGTAGTTGAAGAAATCCTTCGGTGCAGTCTCAAGGTTGAAGTCCGTGACCATGGGTATGGCGTTGACGCGGCTGAGACCCATGCTGATCGCCAGCCAGAGGTCGTCGTCGGACCAGCGCCTGACCCTGGGGTCCGGGGGGTTGTCCTTGAGCAGGGCCCGGAGGTTGACGATGTACCTCTCCGCCTGCGGCGAGAAGTTGCAGATGGACTCGGAGGGGGCGCTGCACCGGCCCGACCTGTCCATGGACGTGACGAAGTAAGTGTAGTAGTCGGGGAAGAACTCGACGCCGCCGCCGACAGAGTCGTCGCAGAACTCCAGGCGCTCGCAGGCCCTGACGCAGCCGATCCTGTGCTCGTTGCGCCAGACCTCGTAGAGCACGATCTCGGGTATGGCCGCGACCGCGCTCCACGTCAGCTTGATCCGGTGCTTGTTCCGGTCCAGGGGGTTGGAGGTGTAGACGGCTTGGAGCGCCGTGGGCGGAGGCACCGGCTTCTCGGGCTCGCACTCGCGGCGATCGCCGCAGGGGCTGGGCTCGCCGTCGCAGCGGTGATACTCGCCGTCACGGTACCTGAAGAGGGCGTTGTCGTGGTCCCGCCACCACCAGGTCCAGTCATAGAGGTAGCACCAGCGGTGCCGGTAGGGGTCGTACCACCAGAAGCAGTCGTTGTAGTAGACCGTCCAGGTATAGACGTCGCGGAAGTAGAACCCCCAGCGGTGGTACGATCCATCGAAATGGTGGCAGAGTTCGTGCTCGGACCAGTGCCGCCAGTGGTAGCCCCGGTCGTTGATGTCCCAGGATATGTCCTCGGCCCTGATCCTATCCTCGACCTCGCGGTCCATCATGGGCCTGAGCCGGATTTCCTCAGGAGCGATCAGCCTGTGGTCGTCGCGCTCGATGGGCTTCTGGCAGATGGGCCTGCCCTGGGGTCCCGTCGCGGGGTACTGGATGCTGCCGGGAGAGCCGTGCTCGACCATGCGGTCGCCGACAGGCCTGCGGCGCCAGTGCTCCTGGCGCGGGTGCTGGTCCTGGTGGGGGTCGGGGATAGGATCGCCCACTTAGCTGACCCCCATGATCGTCGGCGCTGAGATCGGGGCTGCCGAGCGCGTGAACGTACCGACGGTCACTGATTGGTTGGCCATATCACACTACCGCCAAACTGAAACACGGACAACTGCACCTGCACCTTGAGCCGAGGTCCAAGTCACGTCCAGGAAGTCGCTGATCTGATTGGCGAATCCCACGATGATCGTCGGGACTGCCCCCGGAACCTTGTACGCCACGGTCATTATGGTATCTGAAGTCAAAAGACCCGCTAACGACATGGTTTCGGTCGCGGTAGCACCGGTACCCGGTGCACTATCGATGACTACGATTCCCTTCGGTACCGTAGGCTCCCATTGGGAATCGGTGGCACTATAAGTTAAAACCTGGCCATCGGTTGGGGTGGCCTCTGTTACTGGGGTGTTTCGGATACCTGCGACTGTGGGATTAGGTAATGTCCCTGAGAGGTCTCCGCCAAGAGCGGACGACCCACCAAATAATAGCGAGCCTCCTACATTGATACTACCGTTCACGTCAAGAGGATGTGCCGGAGATGATGTGTTTATGCCGACCTG